CGGCATCAGCTCCTAGACAACCAGGAGTTCGCCCAGGGCAACCAGGCACAATGACAGCCGAATCCACTGAGCTTGATGAAATTCAAAGACTAGTTAGTTTGGTTCATTATCGTTAATTGAGTAAAATACTCATATTTCAGGCAAGATTTCTCTTGCAATGCTAAATAAAAGTGCGTATACTATGTATATGCACTTTTTGTTTTACAAGGTGTAAAACAATAATAGGCAAAAAACTAAAGGCTAATATAGGAGATTATTATGGCAACTTTGGCTGAAATTCGAGCAAAACTAAAACAATCTGAACAAAAAGGTTCAGGAGAAAGAACAGGCGGAGATAAATCAATTTATCCGTTCTGGAACTTAAAAGAAGGTGGAGAATCTGTTATGCGATTCCTACCAGACGGCAACACAGACAATACTTTTTTCTGGGTTGAACGTGCAATGATCAAACTTCCCTTTGCAGGCATCAAAGGCGAATCAGAAAGCAAAAACATCACAGTACAAGTCCCATGCGTAGAAATGTATGGCGATACATGTCCAATTCTTTCAGAAGTACGTCCTTGGTTTAAGGATCCTAGTTTGGAAGATATGGGTCGTAAGTACTGGAAAAAACGTTCTTACATTTTCCAAGGTTTCGTTGTAGAAGACGGACTTGGCGAAAAAGCTGAAGAACAACCAGAAAATCCAATCCGCCGTTTCATTATTGGCCCTCAAATCTTTACATCAATTCGTGCGGCATTAGTCGATCCAGAATTGGAAGATTTGCCAACTGACTTTGTACATGGCTTAGACTATCGTATGAAGAAAGGTAGCAAGGGAGGTTATGCTGACTACTCAACATCAAGTTGGGCACGTCGCGAGCGTCCATTGAGTGATGTCGAACAAGCGGCTATCAAACAGTATGGTTTATTTAATTTGCAAGACTTCTTGCCTAAGAAGCCAAGCGAAGTTGAATTAAAAGTCATGAAAGAAATGTTTGAAGCTTCAGTTGATGGCGAGCCATATGACATGGAACGTTGGGGACAGTATTTCAAACCAGCAGGTATGGGTCAAGCAACAGGCGATCCTAATAAAGCAACTCCTAAGTCTTCTGCTCCAGCAGTGAGCGATGATTTTGATGATGAACCAGCACCAGTAGCTAAGTCTACTCCTGCTCCAGCACCAAAAGCTGAAGCAAGTGCCGGCGGCGACTCACGTGCCCAAGACATTTTGGCAATGATTCGTAATCGTCAAAAAGCGTAAAGCAAAACACGGCTCGAGCCTCTGCAACCTAGTTGTACGCTCGGGTTATCTTTTTAGGAGTATTAATATATGGCTACAAAAGCCTTTGATTTATCGAAATTTAGAAAAACCTTGACCAAGAGTATTGATGGTCTCGGCGTAGGATTTAATGATCCTACAGATTGGGTCAGTACAGGCAATTATACGCTTAACTATCTAATCAGTGGCGATTTCCACAAAGGAATCCCGCTAGGTAAAGTTACTGTGTTTGCAGGCGAATCTGGTGCAGGAAAAAGTTTTATCTGCTCAGGTAACCTAGTACGCAATGCACAAGCACAAGGCATTTATGTTATCTTAATTGACAGCGAAAATGCACTTGACGAAAGCTGGTTACACGCATTGGGTGTGGACACTAGCGAAGATAAACTACTCAAGCTCAATATGGCTATGATTGATGATGTGGCTAAAACTATCCACGAATTCATGAAAGAGTACAAAGAAATGACAGAACGTCCTAAGGTCTTATTTGTCATAGACTCATTGGGTATGTTGCTTACCCCTACCGATATCAATCAGTTTGAAGCGGGAGATCTAAAGGGCGACATGGGTCGTAAACCTAAAGCACTTACAGCTCTAGTGCGTAATTGTGTTAATATGTTTGGATCCTATAATGTCGGAATGGTGTGTACTAACCATACATACGCAAGTCAAGATATGTTTGATCCTGATGACAAGATCAGCGGCGGACAAGGATTTGTCTACGCAAGTAGTATTGTTGTTGCTATGAAAAAATTGAAATTGAAAGAAGACGAAGACGGCAACAAGGTGTCAGATGTAATGGGTATTCGTGCTAGTTGTAAAATTATGAAAACTCGTTATAGCAAGCCTTTTGAAACTGTGCAGATTAAGATACCATATGAAACAGGTATGAATCCTTACAGCGGTATGGTTGATATGTTAGAAAAACAAGGCATATTAAAACAAGAAGGCAACAGACTAAAGTATGTTGATCCTACTACTGGTGAAGAATTCAAATTCTACCGAAAAGAATGGAAAGATGATAAATTAGATATGATAATGAACAATTATCATATTAAACCTTTAACAACTACTATTCCCGAGGAGACAGAAGAAAATGTTGAGTGAAACACAAATTGGTGATATCTGGTTAATGTTTGTCGAATATATAGACAAAAAACAATTAGAGACAGTGGCAGAGCGTTATGTCGATTTGCTTGCTGACTTTGGTGTACAGGATCGCGTATTCAAAGATGCCACAGGTGTAGACGAAACTCTAGACCAAGCTATTGGTTATTATTTGAATGATGACGAAGACGACACAGAAGACTACGACGAATTGGATTTCTAATGGGTTGGTATACTGATATTGCAAAAGACATTTCTAACATACCGGATGCAGTGGCATTCTTTGAGGGTGAATTAATAGAAGCCCGAAAAGAATGTCGACTGACTGGTAATATTGAAAAATCTTCAGCAAGCATGCCTGGAGTAGTTGAACACAGATTCAATCAGCTACAGGAAATTGAAGCAATATTAGAATATCTAAACATAGAACTACGCAGACTTAAAAGTAGTTTTTTTAGAAAATATCTTGAAAACTATCAACGTGCTCTTAGTAGTAGAGATTGTGAACGATATGTAGAAGGTGAAGCAGATGTTGTTGATATGGAAAAAATTATCAACGAATTTGCTTTACTACGCAACAAATGGTTGGCAATCATAAAAGCATTAGATCAGAAACAATGGCAAATCACTAACATTGTAAAACTACGTGTTGCCGGTATGGAAGATGCATCAGTATAACTAATCTGCTCAAAACTATACCTATAGGCCTTAAATAATATTGAGGCCTATTTTTTTCTAAAAGGTTGATTCTACAATTAACTTAGTGTACACTAACATATATGACTACTACTGACAATTTACTTCTAGCTATTGTGGCCGACACATCACCTACTATTGAGGAATTAATTGCCCCTAGAGACAGTCGCGTACTCAGGAGTCTAGCAACATCGGTAACTCATCCGGCATTTATTACTGAGAATCAAGCAGGTTTAATTTTGAAGATTTTGCGTGAAAATTCCAAAAAAATAAAGAATTTTCATGAGGCAATTGAGTTGGCAGTTACTACTCCATCGTGGAGTAGACCATTTAGAAAAATTGAACAAATACGAAAAGTATATCTCTATAAAGACGAGCAAGGCGAATCCGGAATAAAAATAGAGTTTACATTTTCTTCAGAAATTCGCAAAATTATAGCAGATCTTTCAAAGTCAGTTGAAGGTTTTATTCAGTCATCTGCTGGAAAAATATGCACTGCTGACCTTACTGAAAAAAATATTGTCTTGTTAGTAGAAGCATTAACGCCTTATAACTTTGAAATTGATGCCTTGATTAAGACACACTATGCTACCATAAAATCTTGGTCAGAAACTACTTTTAGAGACCAATTTTTAATTACAAATATTGAGCATAAAAACTTTCAAAAGGCCATTACCGAGGACCTCGGATTGTCAACTGCCATAGACAAAAACATCATAAATGACAGAAGTGTACGCTATCAATATTTTACAGAAGATCCAAAAAATCCCGGAGAAACCTTAATAGAATATGTGGCCAATCGTAATAAAAGCAAGGTATGGATCAGTAAAACTGAATACAATCTAACCAGTGTTGTTGACTCTCTAAAACAATTACATCGTTTACCTATGCTAATAGTGTTTGATACATTTGTTAATGACAAGTATTATGAAAATTTAGAAATGTTATCAACTGCATTAGAACACAACGGAATTTTTGATAAAATAGGTGTCTATTTTAGACTACCTAATGATACTGCTGGTAAGAAATTTAACCAATTGATTAAAGAAAAACAATACAATTATAATCTTACAAGCGACACACAAGTGGCAGTAGTAATGAGCGGTAAGCTACCAAAGTTTTTCTTAAAGACTGCATGGACTCCTATGAGTGTAGTGGCATTGGATACAAAAATGGGTCTCAGGCATGGCAAAACTAGTGTGTATGCCAATTGCTGTGATTTGATTATTGAATGGGCTGAAAAAGAAACAATGTTTGATAATAGGATACTAGGATAATGACAGTAAAATTAGTCATACGGGATGAGGTTAATATTAAATTTGAGAATCTATCATTAGAAGCTCGTAAAAAACTGACCAACACATTCAAGTATGAAGATCCTACAGCTCGCCATCGTCCTGCATACAAACTAGGACGTTGGGACGGTAAAGTCAGTATGTTTGGCCTCGGCGGAAATGGTTATTTGAGTCAATTGGAAAAATGTCTCGAAATACTAACCAACATGGATATAGATATTGATGAATTAGAAGATCTGCGTAGTACTCCTCGCATTGAGTTTACACCAGTAACGGAAACATACTGGGCGGATCAAGGAAAAGTATGGCCTAAAGGACACCAACAAGAAGGCCAACCTATCATGTTGCGTGATTATCAAGTTGATGCCATTAATACATTTTTAACTAACACACAAAGTCTACAAGAAATTGCAACAGGAGCCGGGAAAACTATTACAACGGCAACCTTGAGTCAATTGGCAGAAAAATATGGTCGTACTATTACTATTGTTCCTAACAAAAGTCTTGTAGAACAAACAGAAGAAGATTTCATTGCAGTTGGTTTGGATGTAGGTGTCTATTACGGAGATCGCAAGGATCTCAACAAGACGCACACCATCTGTACTTGGCAAAGTCTTAATATTTTAGATAAAAAATCAAAAGCTCACGAGCATGATATCACTACACTAGCAGAATTTCTTGACGGAGTTAAGACAGTTATAGTTGACGAAGTTCACATGGCCAAAGCCGAAGTATTAAAGAATTTACTCACACAAAACCTATGTAATGCTCCAATACGCTGGGGACTAACCGGCACAGTTCCTAAAGGGGATTTTGAAGCACAGCCTATTTTTGCAAGTCTTGGACCAGTAGTTGGCGGAATTAAAGCACACGAATTACAAGAGATGGGCGTATTGTCTACATGTCATGTAAATGTTGTACAATTAATAGATTTACCCGAGTTTAAGACATATCAAGAAGAATTAAAATATCTTGTCACAGACGATGACAGGATGATTTATCTATCAAAATTAATTAAAAAAATATCACTCTCAGGTAACACACTAGTTCTAGTTAATAGAATCGATTCAGGCAAATTTCTAATAAACGAGTTACCAGAAGCAGTATTTGTATCAGGCGAAGTTAAGACAAAAGATCGTAAGGAAGAGTATGACGAAATTAAAACAAGCGATAATAAAATTATTGTTGCAACTTATGGCGTCGCGGCTGTCGGTATTAATATTCCTCGTATCTTTAACATGGTACTTCTTGAGCCTGGTAAGTCGTTTGTTAGAGTTATTCAAAGTATAGGTAGAGGCATCCGTAAGGCAGAAGACAAGGACTTTGTCCAAATATGGGACATTACGTCCACATGTAAGTTTGCTAAAAGGCATCTTACAGAAAGAAAGAAATTTTACAAGGAAGCCAAATATCCATTTACTTTAGAAAAAGTGGATTGGTCTAAATAAGGAATTATGCAGATATTAACATTAGATAACGAAACGTTTTCGTTAAACAACTTACCAGAGGAAGTAGACGAAAATACTAGATTTGCCGTGCTAGATAATAGTGATGCACAGAATCCAGATTTTTTCTTTATGCCACTGATATTTTTAGAAAGTTTCAACAGTCCAGCAATAGTATTACAAATCGGTAACGATGAAGTTACAATGCCTATTGATTGGTGTATTGCTGTCGGAGATAGTTCAAGTAGTTGTGAAATTGAAATACTACCATTGACCAGTTTGAATGATCGAGGATTTGAGGCGTTAGTTTTTAATCCATTAAGTAGTTTTAGACTTGAATTCAGGCCTATTAAAATTATTAATTTTTATAATGATGTTAAATGGTATTTTCCTAAAATGAAAAACGGGCAATTGATTGCAACTCCTACAAGGGGCGGATCACAGCCCGACTGTGCATATTTTGTAAAAGAAATTAGTCGTCAGAGCGAAGTCATACAATTGGATAAATTACTATGAGTTTGAAGATAGGATACTTTCAGCCCGTGATCATGTTCACTGATAGTGTACCCCCGGTTGAATTCAGTAAAATTTTTAATTTATCAGAAAAATTACATGCACATCCAGAACTTAACGATGCATCTGATACAATAAGTCTTCGAGGTGGTCAGCAAATACAAGTTTATCCCAATCAACTGGATATTGATGTTGCGTGGTTAGTAAAGTGGTTGGAAAGTGTTTGTATTGCCTACATGGAAATGGTAACACAACAAAGCACCGCTGAAGATCTAAAATATTGTCGCCCTGTAGTCACTAGTATCTGGACTATACAACAACAAGCTGGCGACTATCAAGAAATGCACAGTCATCCGGGCGGCAATATCAGTGGTAACATTTATATCACGGCACCCGAGTTTGAAGACAAACAACCTAGTGATGGACAACTGTTATTCAGGTTGCCGATTACTAGAGATATCAGTAGATTTATCATGGCTGATACATGGAAGTATGATCCTGAGCCAGGAACGTATGTAGTTTTTCCCAGTTATGTACCGCATACTGTTTATCCGTGGAAAGGCACAGGAACACGAACAGTAATGGCATTTGATGCCAAACTTGTACCCAAGGAGGAAGTATGATTACCAAAGAAAAATTAGAGCACCACGTGGCACACTTGCAGGAAAAACACGATGCATTTGATAAAGAAATCACTGAACTTTATAATCATCATGAAAATGATCTTAAAATTGAAACACTTAAGAAACTGAAATTACACCTTAAAGATGAGATTGAAGCAATTAAGGTAAAGATAAATGGGCTCTCTTAAACCAGGTGCAACTTACATATATGAACGCAGTGGCGGTACAGTCTACGCACGAGAATTTGGAGAAGATCCTAGTTTGCGGAAAGTAGTTGGCTGGGATTACGATCCTAAAAATCCCACATTTACTCCGTTGATTGATCCGCGTACTAGTGATGGTCGACCATTACACGAACATATAATGGAAGATAAAATGTGGGGAGAAATTCGACGAGAAGCTGAGACCAATGTGACTTTACAAAAAGCCTTGGATCGTGCTATAATGATATACAAACTAAGTAAAGAAAAACATGAGTGATAAAATCGAATTAAAAGAAAAGATAGCGTTTGTAGACTTGAATGTTCGCGCGGCATGGGATGAAATGACGCCCGAACAACAAAAAAGTCTCAAGAGTGAACTCTTTATTTTGAACAGATATATCAGTAGTGCTCAAGATCAAAAACGAGAAATACAAGAACATTTTGTACTAACTGTTAATGAATACTTTAATAAAAACTGGAATGATTTACAAAAACATCCTAAATTATTGTGGCTATTGTTGTGTATGTGCAGTTGGAATGGCGAAAAAACTTTTTATCACAACTGGATTGGTGCCAAGAAAAAAACAGGCACAGGTGGTAAAAAATTAAAATTTCTTGAAGAGATTTATCCTAATCGTAAATTGGATGAATTAGAAATGTTAGCGGATTTAGCATCAGATAAAGAAATTAAGGACCTGGCTAGACAGCATGGTATGGATGAAGCCACTATTGCTAAGAAATTCAAATGATGTCTTTAGTTGAACAACCCTACGTTTGCGGATATTGTAACAAAGGTTTTATGCAAGAAAAAACTTTGTTTGTGCATATTTGCGAACAAAAACGCAGGGCAATGGCACAAGGTGAAAAACATGTAATACTGGCATTTGATGCGTTTCAAAAGTTTTTCAAACACGCACAGCCTAACGTAAAGGAAAAAACCTATGAAGATTTTTGTAAAAGCCCTTACTATAACGCTTTTATTAAGTTTGGCAGTTTCATCAGTAATGTTAATCCTCTCTACCCGGAAAGATTTACCAATTATATTATCACCAGTGGCGTTAAACTCGACCACTGGTGTAGAGACGAGCTCTACGAACAATACATCTTCGACCTCATCAAAACTGAGTCCGTCGAAACCGCACTCCAAAGAACGATCCAAACAATGATGACGTGGGCAGATGATCATTCGGCACAATGGAATCACTATTTCTTGTATGTTAGTCTAAGTCGTGCTTGCTATGATATCAAAGACGGAAAAATAAGTCCTTGGTTAATTCTAAATAGTGCTAGTGGTAAATCTATGTTACAAAAATTCAGCGACGAACAACTAGCTCATATACAGACAGTGATAGATCCATCATTTTGGCTTAATAAATTTAAGAAATTGCCTGCCGACGTTATACTAGTCAAAGAAGTAGTTAAGGAAAGTGGAATATAATGCCAGATATCGATATTGACTTTGCTGATAGGACACGAGCACTAAATGTACTCAAGCATATAGATGCACGTATTGGTACTTTTAAGAAACATAATACTGGCGTATATTGTACAAGTATTCCATATAACCCTATTGATCAAATAAGTACATTAGACTACAACGAAGCAGAAGAACGGGGTTATTTTAAGATTGATTTTTTGAATGTAAGTGTGTATGAGGGTGTTAAAGATAAAACACATCTTACAAAATTATTGGAGACAGAACCGTTATGGGATCTACTACTAGAAGACGACTTCGTCAACAACTTATTTCACGTGAACGGGCATGGTTCTATCTTGAGACAAATGCGGCCTACCTCGATAGAACAATTAGCGGCCGTTTTGGCTATGATTCGCCCTGCGAAACGTTATCTGATTGGGAAAGATTGGACTACGGTGATGATGGAGATTTGGACTCGTCCAGAGAATGATGAGTATTTTTTTAAGAAGGCACATGCTATAGCCTATGCACATGTGATCGTTGTGCAGATGAATCTCATTTGTGAAAACTTAACGAACTTTACGGATAAGTTGAACTGATTTACGTTTTACACGTTTCAGTGTAAGATTCATTAGATTTACAACCGGCCCAAGAATTACACGGGTATCTTTGCTATTAAATGTTTTTATAGCATAATGATATGGTTGGATTTGTTCCCTACAGAAAATATTAATAGGAAACTGACGATTGCTTTCCCACCACCATGTTTCGCCTATTTCTATTAGACTAGTCTTTTCTTCGGGGGTACGGAGAGCATTAAGGTCGTAAAAGCTGGTTACGTATTGATCTTGGTTTATTATGATACCAACATACTCATTATCGCCGTAGTTTAGTACACTAATAAAGGGTAAGTTATGTTCTATATCGTCTCTTAATTTTGCCATAAATAGTATTAAAGGTCCAGCCAAATGCAAAAAATTCAAAGTTATTTATATCCAAACAGAATAATTGTCATAGCCGATTTGGCAGGATTCACCGTGGAGAATACAGTCGTGTACGCAAAAACCGTAAAAATATACAAGGGCGTTGATAACGTCATACAATTTGACATTCAGAACGCTGATCAAAAGCGTCTCAATCTAGTAACAAGTCCTTTAGTTACAAATTTAACTTTGAATGTCATGGATGCTGGCGGCAAAGCACTACCTAATAGTCCTTATACTGTTTCAACCACAAGTATTACCGGAATTGCTACAGCCACTATTCCTTCCGCAGATACAACTAATTTAGATGCTCAATATCTAAAATATAGTTTAACCGCAACTGATACCAGCAGTAATCATATTCCTCTATATACCGATAGTCGATTTGGTGCAGTGGGTACAATACAATTGGTAGGATCGGCCGCTCCAACAACTCGAGCTAATCGTGTATATGATAGATTTAGCGGTGATATAAATTTCATGGGAAATGTTATAAATCATTCTAGTGCCATTCCTACCAAGTATTATGAAGCCGTACCTATTACAAATTTTTCTATTACTTGCAATATGACTGGGTTTGTCGGCGATCTATATATTGAAGGCACAGAAGACAGCACTATCAGTGTAGAAAGTTTCAAAAATGCTACACGTATTCAAACACATTCTTGGACTACAGCCAATACTGGCACTTATATATTTTCAAATGTTTCTTTTGTAAACCCTGCATCTGGACAAAATTTTAATTATATAAGAGTAAGTTGGATGTATCCAAGTGTAAGTCCTTACGGCAGTTTAGCCGCTACTAATCCTTACGGAACGGTTGATTTAATTACCGTTAGCTATTGAGTTTAATCAAAAAGTCTGTTATAATTAGACAATGAGTCTAATTGCGGATACACTATTAACCTATTTGCCCGGAAAGCGTAAACAAACTCCAAGTGGTTGGATTTCGTTTAATGCTGTCTGTTGTGACGACAAAAGACAACGTGGCGGATTCATTGTTAATGCCGGTGATGCTGTTAGCTATCACTGTTTCAATTGCGGATTCAAATGCAGTTGGCAACCAGGCAGACACATCAGTAAAAATATGAACAAGTTCATGCGAGACTTGTCAATTCCGGATGATGTCATCAGTCAATTACGATTAGAAGCACTTAGATTAGATCAAAACAATACTGCGGAGGTGCGTAGTATTATTCCTAAATTTGATGTTCGAGCTTTACCTTTAGAGTCCCGTAGTTTTGATGAGTGGAAGACATTCCTACAACTTACGGATCAGGATTATAAAATACCAAGCGGATTTATTGGAGCTGTCGACTATCTAGCAAAACGAAAAATAGATTTATTTGATTATCCGTTTTACTATACTAACAAGATAGGATTCAGCAATAGAATCATTATACCATTTTTATACAAAGGCGAAATTGTAGGCTGGACTGCTCGGGCTATCAATGATGCTAAACCTAAATATCTAAGCGAACAACAACCGGGTTATGTGTTTAATTTAGATAACCAAGATGATGATAAAGATTTCGTGATTGTATCTGAAGGTCCATTTGATGCGCTAAGTATTGACGGATGTGCGCTTCTTGGTGCAGAGATAAAAGATAGTCAAAATTATTTACTTAAACAATTGAATAAAGAAATTGTACTAGTGCCCGATAAAGATCACGAAGGTCCTCGTACTGTTGAGCAAGCGATTGATTTTGGGTGGAGTGTTAGTATGCCTGATTGGCCCGATGGCATTAAAGATATAAATGACGCAGTGGCCAAATTAGGTAAGTTAGCCACCATGTGGTTAATTGTTAGTGCCAAAGAATCTAATAGTCTTAAGATACAACTGAGAGCAAAGAAATGGTTCAAAGAATAATTGATTTTATTTTATATCCTTTACGCAAGTACAAGGAGCATCGTGCATTCAAACGTCGTTTGGAAGAATTGCGGAAACGTGATCCTTTTATTTACAAATGATTAGTTGGGGCATATCCGGTAACAGCCACGATGCGGCAATCGCTGTATTCGCGGACGAAAAACTAGTTTTTGCTAGTCATAGCGAGCGATATAGCGGCATAAAAAACGATAGAGATCTTTGTAAGAATTTGGTTCATGCCGCTAAACAATTTGGAAGTCCAGATCATGTCTATTGGTATGAGCGACCTTTTCTTAAGACACTTAGACAATTTTACGCAGGGCAAGGCTGGAAGGGTCGTGACAACGATATCGACATCTATATGGCAAGGTATGAGATTCACGCTCCTGTAACATACACTGACCATCATCTCAGTCATGCGGCAGGCGGCTATTACACTAGCGGATTTGACAATGCGTGTGTAGTAGTTGTAGATGCCATTGGAGAATTTGAAACATTTACTATTTGGGAAGGTAAAGGCACTAAACTTAAAAAACGATTTAGTAAATCTTACCCATACAGCATGGGATTATTTTATAGTGCTATGACACAGCGAATAGGATTGAAACCTAATGAGGACGAATATATTTTAATGGGCATGGCCGCATACGGTGATGCCGATAAACATATTGGTCGTATGTATGAAGATTTTTTTGAAGGACGTTTTGACAGTTTCAAAATGAAAAGAAATCTTCACAGAGGATGTATGGATTGGGCTCCTGACTTGATCATCAAGGACAGTTTTGATATTGCAGCCGCGGTGCAACGCCTCTACGAAGATTGGCTTGATGAGATATTAGTCAAGGCAAGACTAATGGTAGACAGCGACAATTTAGTTCTAATGGGTGGCTGTGCCTTGAATTGTAGTGCCAATAGATTGACCGGGGAATACTACGGTAAAACGTGGATCTATCCTAATCCAGGCGATGCTGGCAGTGCAATCGGAGCAGTACTAGCACATAAACCACATTGGAGAGAATATACAGATTGGTCTAATAATTTTTTAGGCTATGACATGGGACATAGGACTCTTAATGAAGAAATCGTAGACTATTTGGAAGACAACAAAATTTGTGGTGTTGCCCGTGGTCGAGCCGAGTTTGGACCACGTGCATTAGGTAACAGAAGTTTATTGGCAGATCCTCGAGGATATGATATAAAGGACCAAGTAAATGCAATCAAACAAAGACAAGAATTTAGACCATTTGCGCCGGCTATATTGGAAGAGCTTGTGCATGATTATTTTAGCATGCCTAGTGGCTGGGACAATAGTCGTTTTATGCAAGTTGTCGCTCATTGTAGGAATCCTGAGCTTTATCCCGCTATCGTACATCGCGATGGCACTAGTAGAGTACAAACTGTTCCCAACGACGGCAGTCCATTTAGACAACTGTTAGAATTATGGTATGCTCGCACTGGATGTCCTATGTTGTTAAACACCAGTCTAAATATCAAAGGACAACCTATGGTAAATGATCACGCAGATGCCCGTAACTTTGAACGCCATTATGGTGTTAAAGTTTTTAATTAGAGTATATAATATAACAATGACACAAAACGTAAATTATGGATATGAAGTACAAAAATTGTACTTGGAAATGATGTTGAGTGACGCTGAAACTTTTGTGCGTTGCCAATCTATCTTTGACCACACATTGTTTGATCGCAAGCTACAAGACTCGGCAGAGTTTATCAACAAGTATGTAGAGCAGTATGCAGTATTGCCTACATTTGATATTGTAAATGCATCAACAAACAGTAATTTGAAAACACCAGAAGGTGTAAAAGAAGCCAACTATGATTGGGTACTAAATGACTTTGAAACTTTTATTAGGCACAAAGGACTCGAGCGAGCAATCTTAGAAAGTGCTGACTTACTGGAAAAAGGTGAGTATGGTCCAGTAGAAGAAAAGATTAAAAAAGCGGTACAAATTGGCTTGCAACGAGACATGGGCACTGATTATTTTGAAGACCCTAGAGCACGTCTTGCCCGCATTAAAGACAAGAACGGACAAATTTCTACAGGATGGAAAAGCATTGATGATAAACTTTATGGTGGTTTTAATCGTGGCGAGCTTAATATTTGGGCTGGTGGTAGTGGTGCTGGAAAATCTCTTTTTCTGGCTAATCTTGGTGTCAATTATGCTCTTGCTGGACTCAACGTACTATACCTTACACTAGAGTTGAGTGAGGACTTGGTCTGTATGCGTATTGATGCAATGACCACTGGTATACCCACAAGAGAGATTTTTAAGAACATCGATGACGTTGAAATGAAGGTCAAGATGATTGGTAAAAAGTCGGGAAATCTTCAGGTAAAATATATGCCTAGCGGTAAAACTGCCAACGACATTCGTGCGTATATGAAAGAGTATGAAGTTAAAATGGGACATAAGATTGACGTGTTGTTAGTTGACTACATGGACTTGATTATGCCTTTGAGCAAGCGTATCAGTGCTGAAAACTTGTTTGTTAAGGACAAGTATGTATCCGAAGAATTGCGAAATTTGGCGGTAGAAAAGAACTGTGTGTTTGTAACAGCGGCACAGTTGAATCGCGGTGCAGTAGAAGAAGTTGAGTTTGACCACAGTCATATTTCAGGCGGACTATCCAAGATTCAAACAGCAGATAATGTGTTTGGTATCTTTACAAGCCGTGCTATGCGTGAGCGTGGACGCTATCAAATTCAGCTGATGAAGACACGTAGCTCGAGCGGTGTTGGTATGAAAATTGACTTGGGTTTTGATATTGATACACTAAGAATTTCGGATCTTGATGAAGAAGACGGCTACGGCAATAGCTCAACGCAAAGTGCAGGATCTACACTATTGAACAGTATCAAACAGAGACAAACTGTCAATGCCTCCACAGGTGAAATAGTTAATCCAACTATAGGAGCACCCGTGGCCAAGGTCAAAGGAGCAGAAGTTGCTTCCAGTAAATTGAGAGAACTACTAAACAATCTGCCTGGCGATGACATTTGAGATTCAGTGGGATGATCGCCTACCTCCCTTAAATCTATGGAATTTTAGCCAAAGAGATAAGTACCTATATAATAACCAGGTAGCGAACATGGAACTGCATCACATTAGAGATATAACTGATCCCCTAGTCAGATTGATTAAGGACGATCCTGTACGTCCACACATTCCACTAGAGCAACGTATCAATGAAGCCGCTGAAATTCTAATACTCAAAGCAGGAGAAGAAATACTTGCGGCCACATGTATGCAGTGGCTTAAAGAAGTTCCAGAAACAGAAGAAGATCTAGTTAACATGAGCAAGGACAAGGAAGTTGCTGTGTTCTATACCATTTGGAGTTATGCTCCAGGAGCTGGCGCTAGCCTATTGAAACAGGCAGCCAATTGGTTATTGTCCGAGCACAAGGACATCAAGGGCATAGTTACACTGAGCCCACAAACTCCCATGGCCAAGCGATTCCATTTGAAAAATGGTGCTAGAATTCGCAAAGAAAACGCCACCACAGTTAACTACGAGTACTACTACAAAGAATAGAAGTTTTTGCGGTAAATAGTAGTATGACTATCTTTACCGCTACACAAGCTGTTCAAGCTCTTTCAACCTATACTGCTAGCCAAGCGCAGGCGGCGCTGACTGCCCTAATTGCTGAATTTCAATATGTATTTGATCAAATACAAGCGGCCAGTACTGGCGGTAACAGCAGTATTACTCTAACATTCAGCAAGTACAAATACAATAGAGTTCTTTCACTATTAACGTCTAATGGCTATACTGTCAGTAGTTTACCCTCAGACGGCGTGGCCAGCACAGATTTGGTCATGCAGTACCCCATAACTATTCAGTGGGGTGTTAGTGTTGTTACACCTACCTATACACCTGTTACTGCCATTGCTCCTACTGCTGTCACAGTACAGGTCAATACAGCACTAAATGTTAAATTTGTGCCCACAGGCGGTACAGCACCTTATACTTGGGCGTTGACGGGCAAATTAGATACTGGGTTGTCATTTGATACAACAATAGGTGTGTTGTCAGGCACGCCCACTGTGATATCAAACGAATATAACTTGACCACAATATCAGTTACAGATACCAATGGTCAGAAGTTCAGCCAACAGATCAGCGTGGCTGTTACTCCTCCCTTAATTCCCACAACTGGCATACAGTTGTTACCAGATCCAACTGCCACTGCTACACTGGCACAGACCAAGGCAAACATCTACCTTGCCATAGCACTTTCTTAAGGTAAATACACTATCAAGGACCCAACATGCAACCACAAGCCCGTATTAGACTAGTAAATTATCCCTACAGTGCTCTCAGCAACATGACTTATAATCAGGGCGAAATTGTCTATGATGAAACCAATGCCACGCTACGCCTATTGGATGGACGCACAGCAGGCGGTATTCCGCTGGCCAATCAGGCCTATGTCAGTGCTTATGTAGCAGGTGTGCAAACCAGTCTTACTCAAACACTACAAAACTATACTAATCAACAGATTGCCGCCATTAACAGCACCATAGCACTGACGGGCGATGTATCGGGTACAGGCACCCTGGGCAACAGTTTTAACGTTACCTTGGCCAACTCAGGCGTTACAGCAGGCAGTTATGCGGCAGTAACAGTCAACAGCAAAGGTGTGGTAACGGGAGGCAGTAGTCTTAGTGTGTCAGGTGATGCCACAGGTACTACCGCATTGGCAATCACGGGCTACAAGCAGACTTTTAGTCAGGACATTTATGGCAATACCACTACAGGAGCCGTTGCAGGAACAACTACAGTGAATGTGGGATCCAATAGTCAGCTCTTGGCTTTATTGGACACAACCACACAGTTTGGCAATCTTCAGTATCAACTGTTCAATGCCATTACAATGACCTATGCAGATGGCTCCACACAAACATTTACCACTTGTAGATGTACCAATATTGTCAGCAGTGGTGCAATAACATTTGGCTACGACGTCAGCACAGCAGGTCACAATTTTCCAATAACCATACAGACAGCCAACTATGTGAGTGCCACTAGTTTGATTTTGACCTTGGCCAATATAGGCGTTACAGCAGGCAGTTATACAGGATCAGTCACAGTCAACAGCAAGGGATTGGTAACTGCCGCGGCACAGCTGACTAGTCAAGATGTAACAACGGCCCTAAACTATACTCCTGTCAGCACACAGGGTGGTACAATTACAGGAGCCTTAGCAGTACAGGGTGCCCTAACAGTCACAGCCAATCCTAGCCAGGCCAATCAAGTGGTCAACAAGCAGTATGTGGACAGCAAGGTATGGTTGGCGCTAGCAGTGGGCTTGTAAGGCGAAGCGGAAAAAATTTTTACACGCGAAGCGGCAGCACAAATTTTATAACGCGAAGCGTAGCGTAAAAACGCGAACCAGCGTTACGCTTGCCCTAGACCAATAAATACACAATGCTGATAAGAGAAATAACAGAAACCAAATGGGCCTCCAACACTGACCTAGGCATGGGCTCAGAACGTGCCCAGGATCAAAGACTGTTGGAAAAGCCCCGTGCTAAACGCAAGACACGTGAACGACGATTGAAAGATCATGCTGTGGATGTGGTGTCAATAGGACATGGTGACGCTGGCGGCAATTGGGGTAACAGCAGGATCTAGCATGACCAATCCGACCGCCCATAATGGCCTACGCGACATCTTAACTGAATCGTGGGATCAGCATGGATTCACCTGTCCACTCCTAGTGCGCGAGTACATAGTTAAAATTCTAGCTGAAAAGATTGATCAAAATCCCTGGCAACCTGAACCCAGTTATGCTGAACGTTATATGACTCTACGCACTCCCAGTCAAGCACTGGACTTGGGTAATACTTGCTTTTTCACTCGTAGTGTATTTCCAGACATTGGTACACGTCGTGGTATCAGAGCCACATACTATACGGACATTGGACAGGGCGCCTATGACTTTGTCTTGAGTTATAGTGCCATACCAGCTGTGCGCATACTGCGTGATCACTTTGAATACTGTGCTGAAATGACTTGGACTGCGGTACACAGCAAAGATGCTATTCGTGAGTTTTGGGACTTGTAGAACTACATATACGCAGAATAAGTCGTGTTTTATGCTCTGGGCTAGTGTCACTGCTAGCAATACGTGCTATGTCCTCAATGGCCAGTTCTAGTGATTCAATACGATTGCACTGTTCGTAGACACGGTTACGCAGATTGCTGGCTTGGAATAGGCTAATAATGCCCGAGAGTACTCGTGCTAGGATCACATGGCTGTTCATATACTAGTATAGCACAAAGGGTTCTACAAGATCAAATTTTCTGAGCGCAAAAAAATTTTGAGAAGTACTTGAGCTAGTTGGGTAAATATCTTATGCTGATCAAAGAAATAACTGAAACACTATACACTGAGCCAACTCCACCCGAGTTGTTGGCACAGCGTCAAAAGGAGTATGACGAAGCCGTAGCTCTATTGAAACAGATTGACAAGGATGATGACGGAGTCAGTGAATTATCACCCAAGGGCATAGTAGACACGGTTAACGGTTGGATGAAAACACATCCTACCATAATAACAGCACTCAAGTTATTGCCACAGACTAGACTAGTGCTAACTGTAGTACAAGCGGCCACTAGTATTGCTAAAGGCGATGCCAAAGGCGCATTGACGGCAGTAGCTGGCATAGCTGGAGGCGGATTGGCGCAAAATTTAAGTATGGCAGTGAAGGGCGCTGATATTGCTCAAACGGCGGCACAGGGCAACTATGTGGATGCGGCCAAAACTGCACTAGATTTTGTACCAGGAAGTGATCGTGTCACTACTGCTATAGACACGGGCCAAAAATTAGCACAGGGCGATGTGCGTGGCGCTGTACGCAATACAGGCAATCCTTTAATAGCACAGGCAGATGATGTGTTAAATCGTGCAGAAAAGGCCTATAGTGCTGGAGCGGGACTAGTCAGTGATGCGGATAAATTGAAACATGCCCAAACACTGGCACAGACTACGGGCTTGGATAAAAAGATCAAAATTGGCGAAGATATTGCTAGGATTCGTCAACTGAGTGGCCTAGCAGACGCTGTAGCCAATAGCCCAAGGCATGTATAGGCGGGATCACTAGTACACAGCTGATACCGGTAAGCAGGATCCAAAAGAATTGTTCTAGAACGTAGTCCATACTAGTATATAGCCAAATGGGTCCTAGGGGATCAAAATTTCTACCGCGTAAAAAATTATAAAGAAGTACTTGAGCTTTTAGACCCCTGAAAATAGTTCGGTACCCATGCGCTGTTGCAGATTTACAACAGCGATATAAATTGCATGCCTCCCACCCTCTCGCAAAATCTTTTTCCTTTTACATGTCCCCCGAAGAAAAAAAATCCCCAGAGAACATGTAAGTCCCCTGAGGATCACAAAAGGTTCTGCCGGGAGCGAATCGGGCTTACGGAACCTTTTAAGTGAGACTAGTTGCCGGGAGCGAATCGTTGGCTAGTCTCTGGGTGGGTTACTATCTGCTGTACCCTACCCTATACTGTTGCTGTTAGCTGTTGCGCATACAGGTCATGGCAGCTACAGCCCGCCACTTGGCTGGCATACTAACACGCAGGTCCGCTACCTTAAGTACTGTACGCAAGCTGAGCTCACGTAGACGTGCTGTGTTGTCTGCTACAAAGTCTACCACTTCCTGCTTTTGATAGTCCTCTAGCTCATAGCTGTCCAGCATGCCACACTCCATGACCACTTGCTGTATACGTAGGAGCTTCTCACGCTCTGTATCAATAGTCAAGTCCAAGTAGTGACAACGGCTTTCCAATGCTTCCAAGTGATCCTTAAGCTTCTTGCTCTTAACGTGATCGAACTTGATGTTGGTAATAAAGATAGCACCGCCTTTGAATTCAAATGAGTCAGGCACGCCTTCGCGGCGCAACAATGAACTATCAGTGTTCCAATTGATAGTACGTTTCTTGCTGGTATCCAATGCGGCTTTGAGAATGTTCAAGCTCAAGTCGTCCAATAGGATACTGTCACAGTCGTCAAACACTAGAACATTCTTCTTGTCACTGAAGTGATAGAGCTTTGAGTACAAGCCAATGGCACTCATAGCACCCTTGACCACTTCGTACTTCTTGAGCTTTTCATCCTGTGCTACAGTAGCGAACACATCATGCTTGCTCAAGACCTTTTCAACACCAAAGGATTTGCCAACACCTGGAGGGCCAGTTACGATCATGGCCTTAACATCGCCCTTCTTGACCGCACGAGTCATGTCGTCTAAGATCTCAAAGCGTTCACGCAAGCGATCCAAGATCTGCTCATCTGTTTCGCTTTTCAAAGCCAGCTCTTTGGCCTTGATCGCTGTCTTGTCCACTTCCAATGATTTAGTTTCGCTTTGTAGTGCCATAAGCATCTTACTAGTAACAACCTTTGCCATATACGCTCCTGTATCTGTTGTGAGTATTAATTATAACACGGAGTTGACTCCGTGTCACTTGAATTGGTTAGTCTAGTCTGCTACCTGCGTAGGCCTTCAAGCCCAAAGCAGAGAGGTAGTTGGCGTAAGCATAGGCGCCAGCTTCTTTGATGTCGATGTTCTGCACGGGCAAGCCAGCTGGATCCCACATGCTCAAGCATTTGGGTTTGTAGTCCTTGCGGAAGCCTGCGGCAATCAGCTCTTTGGCCTGCTTTGAGTTGGTACGATCCACGTAGACCTCTACCCAAGCAAAGCCACAAGCTCCACGGTCACCGCCCCACTTGGCGTACTCTGCGCGGCCTGCTTGCTCTGCTAGCACCTTACCTGCACGGATCTGTTCTGCTGTAATCATAAGTATCGCTCCTTATTTGCTGTTGAAGTAGTAATTATACTGCCGTTTGGGCCTTGTGTCAACTCAATAATGATGTCTACTGCCCACATAATTGAAGTCATCCATTGGGTCGGACTCTTCGTCCAGGATGTCGTTAGCTCGCATCATGTCTGCAACATCATCTTCGCTCATGTAAGCAAGGGCCATCTCTGCAACGGATTGGGCACTGATAAGGCCCTCGTCCATCATGTCGATTAGCCGGTTAGTTTGTGTACGCATAGGTTCGCTCCTGTGTGTTGTTTAAGTCTTAATTATACAGTCAGGCCGTCTCTTTGTCAACCAGGGCTAGCATATTGGCTGGCACTCGCCACAAGCCCATGCCCGTATCAACTGTGACGTATTTGATAGCAATCTTTGTGACGAAGCCACGTGTCAAACGTCCTGTCTTTGAGCTGGTGAACTCTACATTATCGCCCCGACGGATTGAGCGTTTGACTTGGTTGACCAGTTGAGCACGGTTCCATTTGACTGCATCAATCATGCTACGGAGTTCCGTATCCGTCCAGGTCTGTAGCATGATGGCTGAATTGACTTCTCTAATGGTTAGCATGATATCTCCTTATCGACGAGTGGTTAAGCCATTGATGCCTGCAAAGAACAAGCCCAAGCCTGCGATGGCAATCAATGTGAGTGGGAACAATTGGCTGTCTGTTGCCGTGTCCAATGCGCCTGACACGCCAAACACTAGAAAGAATCCAACGCCTGCTACGATGCTATCGCAGAATGCATAGAGTTTTGAGTTCATAAGTTTCGCTCCTTATTTGCTGTTGATGTTAGTATTATATCTGATTAAGCTGACTCTGTCAACCGAATTACGAATCCGCTGTAGTCTTTTTTGGCACGACCCTTAGCCTTAAGACCAAGCATAATGCCCTTAGGGTCTAAGAAGCGCAAGTCTGTCTCATCCGCACTAGGAACGCCTTCAGGAATCTTATCGTAGACAGCAACCACTGACATGCCTTGCATTAATGCTTCAGCCACATCAGCATCATTGCCGTCTGCCTTGCTGAATGTAAGGTGATAGTTAGGGATATGCTTGACCTTACGGCCTAAGACCTTAGTGTAGTCATAGAACTGTACATTAGGGAACGCTTCGAAGATATTGGCCGCGCCCACATCATAGCACTCGTATTTCTCCCAGCTCAAATCGCTCGTGCCATTCAAACGAAACACTGGAGTCAATCCTTTGCGCTCTGCGAACTTGATGGCCTTGCTGATGTCTTCTACCAAGTCCATCATAAAGGCTCTGCGATCATTGAAGAAGTAGTTGGTCTTGCGGATACGAGCCTTTTGGATCATATTGGTCGTCTCGCCTCGCTTGAACATACCGCCGCGTCCTGCTGTATTCAAACAGGCCGCTGTACATCCAGCTGTCCGCTTTGGGCAAGTCTCTTTGCCACTCAAGTCTGCTGGTGCAAGGTGCAGGATGAAGCTGAGGTAGCCCATCTTAGTACCTTTTTGGATCTTAGGGTTTGCTGTAGAAAGTAACTTAAACATGGTTCGCTCCTTGTTTGCTGTTGATGTTAGTATTATACCCTCTTTTGGAGGGTATGTCAACCTTAGAGTTTAATTAACTCTGTTGAGCCAATGCTGGCTACTGTAGGGACGATGTTAGTGAAGCTGGCCTGTACAGGGCGAACTTGAGCACGAACAGTGCCTAGTTTCTCAACTACCCCAATAACAAGACTACCGGCATTGTGATAGCTGACCATTGCTACACGATCGCCTACTTTGATCTCTTTACCTTGCATGTCTTTTAATTGTGTCATTTTTCGCTCCTTATTTGCTGTTGATGTAAGTATTATAACGCCTTTTGGGCTGGGCGTCAACCGTTATCCTCGTCCTCGTAGTCGCTGAGGACGTCGTTGATGTAGAGTACAGGACCTTCGTCGTATTCACGTACACCTACCATGTCTGCCTCCACTGGACACTCGTACTCTTGATTCATAGCCATCTTCACGGGCAAAGTAGGATCTACCTTGCTGAGGATTGCGATTAGGTCTGCTACGGTTAAAGTGTCTTCTCTCATTGTCTGCTCCTTTTGTGTCTGTATGTATCAATTATACTGTCTTTTGGACACTCAGTCAAATCCCATTCACTTTGGAGGGTTAATCGTAATCTTTCTTCCCGCCGAACTTCTCATTCCAGTGATAGCCTGCGGTGTAAGCTAGGATCTCTTCTACAGTCATATCTGCCAATTCCACACGGGGACCTTCGTAGGTTCCACCCTTGTAGAAGTGAGGATTGAATGGACGGCTATACCAACTGTCTGCTGAGCCTCTATCAAACGGGCCACCATGACGGCTGTCATACTCCTGTCCTTTGTACTCTATACGGCAAAATTGATCTTCTAATAACATATCAAGCTCCAAAATAATAATTGTCTTCAACTTCCGCCAAGGGCTGTAGCATCACAGCTGGGTAAGCGATACGGCCTTCGTAATCCAACTGGCTCTGCTCGAACTCAGTCATGAAGTCATCTGCCACTACACCATAACCTGTCATGTAGTTACGGGCACCTTCGTGATCATATTCAAAGCGGCCGCGCAGGACTTCTACCAACTCTGCTAGGTGCTCATCGCTAGGTACTTCTGAACCCAACTGATAGAAGAAGTCCTCACTGCCTTTGAACTTCCAGTACTGAGGGCACTCACCTTGGCCATCCCAATCGTGGGCGCCATAGTTCTCCATGTACTGGGTAGTGATGTGTAGCTTCATTAGGTTCGCTCCTTATTTGCTGTTGATGTTAGTATTATAGCAAGGCCGGGGGTCTTTGTCAACCAAAAGATCAAACTATTTTGTTGTATGAATACAACAGGTAGCCTTGGTGTCCATCCCCCTCTGTTCGACTATTTGATTATAGTAGAACCTCTAGGTTCTGTCAACCTAAAGTGGCTGGTCCTGATGGGTTTAGGAAGGAGTAGTCTTCGAAGCCTTCAAACTCGTCAAAGGTAGAATCTGCCTGTGCAGGCGCTGTAGGGGATAATGCTTCTGATTCGTTGCTGTTGATCAATGTGATCTGCCAGCCGTCAGCAATAAGCTCTGGATCGACTTTGGTTATTTCGATCCAGGCTTCTTGTTCACTCATAGCTGGAATAATAAGATCCAGCTCACGTACCAACTTGAATTTGTAATCTTTCATGAAGGTATTTAGTAGTTGGTGGGCCCACCTGGACTCGAACCAGGGACCAAAGGATTATGAGTCCTCTGCTCTAACCAACTGAGCTATAGGCCCTGGTTGTCACGCCGAGTTTAGAACGGTGCGTCTTCGTTCTCAACTGCTTTGGTAGTCTTCGCTACCGGAGTCTTCGTTGCTTTTGCAACAGGCTTAGAGACCTTAGCCTTAGGAGTGTTGTCTTCAATGTACTCAGTGATTGTGCTCTGAGCAATTGAATCAGCAAACTCGTCTAAACCAAGCAGAACCTTAGCGGCATCCAACTTGGTCAAGCTAGCTTCGAGATCAGCCAAACGGATGTCTTCGTGACCTGACTTAGCCAGCACCTTGATACGCATCATATCATTGGCGAAACGAACCTTGTACTCGCCATTCAATTTACTAATACCTGCAACTTTGAAAAGTTTATCTGTAGCCATTTTGTTACCTCTGTGTGTGTTAAAGTTAAAAAGTATGAACGCCTTGTTCATGTTCTAATTGTACAACTATTTTAGTTAGTTGTCAACCATTTTTCTTCTGTTTTGGGCGAATTTTTGGTTGGGGAGCTTCAAAACTCTTGCCAAATTCCCGCCTAACATAGTAGTCAATCAAATTACGCTGAATCATAGTGATCAAATCGCCGTGATCCTCAGGAACGATAAATCTGTAAGGACTATGCCCCCAACTGCGTTCTTTGACGAACCTATAGTAGATCTCGCGATGCTCTTTGAGTCCTGCATCAAAAGCTACTAAAGGTCTGCTATAGAATTCAAGTCTGCTCATGGGCCATAGCCTTCCAAGCCCTAATTACTTCTTCTAAAGGCTTAAAGTTATATTCTGGCTGTTTGGGCCTAACCTTGTCCTGCTGTCGTTCATCGTGCTCGGTATTGAGCTGTCGGTTTGTTTTCAAAACGGTTTCCTCGTTGTTAAAGTTATATTATACAGGCTTTTGGAGAGCCTGTCAACTCTTATTCTTCAGCGTCTTCTGCGTTGTCTTCTTCCCATTCACGGATGCTTTCAGTGATGTTCATGCACTCGTCAATCTCTGAGTTGATAGACTCTGCTATCTCGTCTGCTGACATATCAGTGTAGTCATAGTAGTCATCACCATTCTCATCAAAGAGACCGCAGAAGCACATGCCCGATTCCCAATAGATGAGCTTGACCCTAAAGCCTAGATCCTGGAACTTCTCCATTGCGGCAATAGGCGGAGCCCATGCACTGTCAAAACTCATACGGATAGCATTAGGGCCATCTTCTGTAAGCATATCATCACCGCCCACATCCCACTTGGTGCCCCATTCGTTGACTGCAAAGTCATACCAATTGGCATAGCCATGCACCTCTAGGTTGCGTTTGGTATCCTCTTCCAGTTTGATCTGTTCTGCGTCGAGATCTGAACCCACTCGGCCTGCTACGATATGCAGATCCTTGGGCACTGGCACGAACTCATCAAGCAAACGACCATCTACAAAGGCCTTCTTGGCCCTCTCGATCATCTCAGGGTCATCGTGTGTTAGTTCTAGATAGTTATTGCACCAATTAGGCATATTAAACTCCCATTTCGTAAAAGGTTACACTAGGATCAATCGAAAGCAGTTGCTCGGCACAACGAACCAAACGGTTCATCTTGTCACGCACCACATCGCGTGGCAGTTCGCCATCGCAGGTAAGGTTCTCAGGGCTCATGTCTGCATCAATCATGTCAGCGATACGCTGGCGATCCCGAGCATTGAGCAGGCTGAGCTCTTTGCCCTTAAAGATGCGGGTCCATTGGTTCTTCTGTGCCACATAGGCTTCCAAAGTTGATATGTTCATAAGGTTCGCTCCTTGCTGTGTGTAAGTAGTTATTATACTAGAGTTTCCTAATCTTGTCAATAACCATGAGGGCTTCCTGGGTATTGTCTAGGCGGGCTTCAATCTCCAGCTCTTCTGCACGGAGTTTGAGCTCCCTGCTGTAGGCATCCATCAGTTCCTGGGCATAGGCCTTGTCATCCTCGTCGGCCTGGGCGAACCAAGCCTTGAACGCATCGCCCTTGGTGTTGAGCAGGAACTCTAGGTTGTCCCTGTCCCATTCGTTGGTAATAAGGCCCTTCATGTTAGTCTATCAAGTGAGGGTCTTCGATCACAGACCAAGGATCAGCGGAATCAGCTTCAATCTCGTCCCAATCCTGGGCATCCACCTCATCCTCTAGGTTGGTAGACTCTAGCCAATCGTAGACCATGTCTACGGGGATCTCAAGCCTAGCGGCAATTGAGATAGGCTTGTAGCCTTCGATGTAGAGTTGCTCAATGTCGTAGGCAACGTCGCTCAGTGTATATCGTTCAGTCGTCATATGCTTCATCTCCCATTTCAGTTACTTCTTCTGTTACCACACCCAAATCAACGATGCGGGCTGTCTGCTCTGTATTGCTCACACCCTGGAAGGCTGTGCGAAAACTTTGGTATTCGGCCAAGAAGTCGTAGACATCCTCGCGCTCCCAACTATCGGGCACTTCAAGTTCTTGTGCAATCAATGTTTCAACTCTAACTGTTTTCATACCTGCTCCTGTTAGTTTAGCAATCGCCATAGCCTTCTTTGTTGCAAAGCCTGTCATAATGTTTCTGCCTCACGGGGAGCAAACAATTGAGCCATGTCTTTTAAGAATCTGCGAATAGCAACCTTTTGTATTGTAGGCAGTTCGTCTAGCAAAGCCTTAGCTCGCATCTCTTGTGCTGTCTCTAGTAGACCGGGGAGTTTGTTGACTTTTTGATAAGCCTGAACAATCTCAATGGCTTCTGTGATAGACATCTCGTAGATGTTACCGTTGTTTTTAGTAGAAATAGTACGCATAAGTTTCGCTCCTTAGTGTGTTAATATGTCTATATTATAACGCAGATTTCGCTCTACGTCAACCGAATTGTTCCGGGAGGGTTTTGAGAAGTCTCACCCGGGTCGACTAGCAGGTTTTGTGGGGACTCTTGTTAATCGCTAGCCTATAGCTAGCCCCACAGGAACGCACTTGTCCCTCAGCGATGTTAGATTAGGCGCACAGTTGTGTCGTTTAAGTACCGCCCTAAGGCCAGCACCCTACAGTTAGGAAAGTACTAAAGGAACTCCGGACTGGCTGCCAATACCGTCTATTGGACTAGTCGCCTTCGTCATTACTGCCTACTTACTATCGCCGCTTCTCCGGGTTGCCCCTGTTTCATGCCCCAGTTCAAGCGTATCCGTCGATACTGTCCTCTACCTGGGCGCCTAGCGATGTAGGTAACCTTTAATGCTTTCCTAACTGTCTATGTGCTTATTATAGCACATAGACCCTAACCTGTCAATAACCTATTGTTTTGGACGGTCTTTACAAACTTCAAATCCCTTCCAGTGCCACTTTCTGCAATAGGTACATTCCATTGTCTGCTCCTTTGTTGCTAAGTCTTTATTATAGCGCCAAACGAGCAGACTGTCAATAACCCTTCAACTTACTCAACTTCTTCCTCATCCACTTCGTTCAAGTGATCAAAGCAGTCTTGCACACGACTGGACTCTGTGTTGAAGAATGTATAGTCTCCGCAGACCATGCGTCCTTCACCTTCTTTAATGTACTCGAACCCGCCATAGTAGTCAATAGCACTGGAATGAGTAACAGCAATCACTTCCTCATCCCTGTCAATGTACACAGGACCACAGCGTACATCCAAGCCCAACTCTGTAGGGCTACAGCTTTCCATCTTGCGTACATGACGCTCAACCACTTCGTTCACAGCGTCAATCATGTCCAATGTGCTGTCAAATGCTGTATCTGTAAAGTATCCCATCGCTCGCTCCTTTGTTGTCTATGTGTGTATTATACAATAGAACGGGTATGTTGTCAATACCCGTTCTAGTTGTAGGGTTATTCAGCGCACTCTTTTGGGTCGAGCTTACGAATAGCTGGAGCAAGTTTCTTCCAACGCTCGCCTGCTTTCTTATAGTGCCACTCACCCAATGTGTAGTCACTTGACTTGGTGTACTTGAAGCAATAGAAGTAGTCACTCCATCCATAGTGCTCCTCAGCTTCAGCAAGTGTCTTAAACACTTTGAACTCAGTGCCAGTCTCACCTCTGTCACGCCCGTAGTAAGTAGTCATGTTGCCGTAGAGCTTGTCGTAAGCCTCGTCGTCCATTGGCGTTTCAAGTCGACTAAAGGCATGCTTCTCACCAATTTCACTACGTAGTGAGCTAATGTCACCCAGTGCAATCAAGTTATTGACCTTAGGGCTGTTGCTGTAGTGCTTTTGCAGAATAGCACCGTTGTGCTCCAAGTAGCCATCCCAGTGACAATAAACTGCACGAACAGTTTTGTTGTAAGGGTTTTGGATAGCAATCATTGAACGTGTACCCATGTTTCGCTCCTTAATGTGTTTAAGTGTTAATTATAGCAACTTCTAGCCAAACTGTCAACCGCAAAACACTTCTTTAGACAAGATCCGGTCCTCAACCAGCTCGTGTGCCAAGTTAAGGGCCATAGTGGCTACAGTGATAGCAATAATGCGCTCTTGCCCATTAAAGCGTTGGCAGTACTCCATCAGCTGGTCCAAGCTCTCTGGGGTTGCAAACAATCCGGTCTTTGGGATTGGGTTTTGAACAACGTCGTAAATGCCTGACATAAGTTTCGCTCCTTGTGTGTTGTTGATGTTAGTATTATAGCAAGTTTGGGTTGAGTTGTCAACCGAACCTAGGTGGTGTTGTATTTCTACAACACCACTCTGCTTATGCTTCTAAGTCAAACTCTGCGTCCTCTACTACTGTCTCTAACTGTACAGCCAGCGCCTCTAGCATGTCTTTTGAGAGTGTGTCAAGTGTGTTGTCATAAAAGTGTTGCATTAAGTTAGCGTTTAGTACACTATGCCCGTCTAAGTAGTCAAGCCCGCTGTCTCCCATGTCGTAAATTTTCCCAAATGCAGTGTTAATGCGTTTTACTAGTGCTTTTGACATTGTGTGCTCCTTTGTTGCTATGTGTTAATTATACTGTCAAATGGGCGGGCTGTCAAGCAAAGTACTTGTATAACCCTATTGCGCAAATGGTTATTGACACAACGTTAGTCAGCGTCTGTGGCCAGTTGCGCACACGTAAACTCCATATCATGTACAGCAAGCCCCCACAAAACCCAGCTAAGATGCTGTAGCTGTTGAGCTGTGGGAAGAACGACATTAATGTGTACATACACATGAAGCAGGCCGTGCCGGCCCACTGCACTGCGTTATTAAACATCTAAGCACTCTGCCCAAACACGCTCTACAGTACTAGGGTCTAAACGCTCTAGCCCTGCAATAAAAGTACTAGCAACGTCAAAGCTAACATACTCGTCCGTTTGCATACCTTGTTCGCTATAGTCCACGTCGTTAGCTTCGCCTTCTGTAAACCCGATTGTTTGCAGGTATGTGCGTAGTGTTTGTAAAAATAATGGGTCTGAGTAAATTAATCCGTCTACTGCTGTATTCCAGCTAGCAGGGCTAAAGTACACGCACAGCTCGCCAAAATTTTTCTCTTGTGTACAGTACTGCAAGTCCAGCTTAGTAATGTCTACTGCTCGAGCTTTGCCAGACCAGTAACCGCCACCGCTTGTGTGTAGTGTTGTGTATGTTTGCATAGTTTCGCTCCTATTAAAAAACAATTATAACATTAATCCACGTAGTAGTCAACTGTTTGCAATAGTGTGCTCATTGCGTTCTCTAACTCGTTAAAGCACTCCAGTTCCGCTAGTTGTACCCCATCGCATGTTGCAGTTAACAGCATAGCTTCCACTTCCGCTAGTTTAGCAAGTATTGTATCTTTCATTTGCACTCCTAGTGCTGTGTTAAAAAATTAATTATAGCACACTCAACCCAAACTGTCAAGTGTGCTATGTATTAACCCTTTAACTTAGTACAGTTTTAATAAACGCATACATGTCGTCTTCGCTGTAAGCATTTTTAGCTACATACGCAATAGCGCCGTCCATGTTAGTAATATACATTATTTCATTGCTGTCAATGTTGTAATTGTAGTGTACATTGTTAATCCAGCACTCCCCAAACGCTTGCTCCCCTGTAAACACAAACTCCCCGCCATTGTAGTAGTAAGTAGCTGTCATGTCATTTATTACTAGTGTTAAGTTATCGTCCAGTTGTATTGCTTGTGTCATATGCGCTCCTGTGTTGCTAAGTGTTTATTATACTGCCGTTTGGCTAACTTGTCAAATAACCCTACTGCGCTCCGGGTAATTGCATTGTGTTGTGTAGTGCAAAAATGCATTCGATAAACAGGTCGTAAGCGCAAGCGTCACTTATAACGTAGTTGTAAATGTCACTGCTAACTGCGTCGCGCATAAAGTCCACTATAGTGTCGTCGTCGCTACTTTGGCTGTAAATTACAGCGTCAGTGCTGTTAGCTATTGCTTTGTATGTTTCGCTTACAGCATAAGCAAATTTAGCATTGTCGTCCAGTGTGTTGAATGGGCATTGTAACATGTTGGCTCCTTTGTACTGCTTAAAAAACTAATTATAGCACACTCGGGCAAAAAGAGCAAGTGTGCTATGTATTAATGCTTTAGCTTACAAATACAATATTGTCTGTGCGAGCTGTTGCTTTAGCGTGTTTTAACGCATTAGCAAGCTCGTTTTTTAAGTTACTTTTAAGTAAGTCCCCACTAACATAGGCACACTTGCTTTGTACTGGGAACAAGTGTACTACTTTCTCATTACCGTTTTTGTCCTCGCGTGTAGTAGTGTGTACGTTAAACGCTACTACTAGTTTATACGCTTGTACTTTTTTATTGTATACTAGTTTTGCTTTTGCTAGTGTGTTAAACATTGTACGCTCCTTTGTTGCTAAGTCGTTATTATAACGCACTTTGGCAAACTTGTCAAAGACCCTTTCGGCTGTAGGGTTGTTGACTGGTAGCGATTTTGGTGCTATAATAGTGGTATGGTTCGAACAGCACTCACTGGGGATGGACGTGGAGGCTGGGCGTTATTATCAGGTGTGGACGACCTGTGAATAACTTTTGGCGATGGTTTTGGTGACGGTACCCCTCGTCAAGAGAGATTGACAGTGGATAAACCTGTGAATAACCTTGTCCACAGAGTTATCCACATATTGTATCTTGTTGTTTTGAAGCGAAAAAATCCAAAGTCCCGCTTGACAAAAGGGACTTTGGGACCGGTCTCGGGCCCTCAAATCTCGTTATATGAAGGAGTCATCGTCCCCGTTGACAATGACTCTATAGTAGCAGTCAGCTGGAGCAGTTAATACAAAATCACTGGCCAAGTCCTGATCCTCAAACACATCAAAGTCACAGGCACGATCACTGTACTTGAATACATGTATATGACCACGATCATCCACTGTGATGCTGACAGTGTGTGTAGTAAACTGTATCATACTCCGAGTGCGTATCATAAGGCCTCCTAGCCAGTCATTGATACAAGTATTTACACAGTTGTTCAGGATTAGAGCCATTAGACATGGTCACTATCCCTTAGACTGCCACTGGATAGTCTATACTAGTAGGGAATAGCGGAGAGATCCCTGATCTATCGTAAGGAAAGGTGTCGAAAAGTGTGAAATAGATCTCCCCACCTGCTCGGCACATGCGTACAGCGGGGTCTTTTAGATAGAAAGGTGTGGAAAAGTGTGACAAAGTGCAATAAAGTGTGACAGAATCTTGAATAAGAATCACAACCAGGCCTGGGGATGGTGTGGCTAGGGTCTAGACATTGAGAATGGTTGAGGTCGAGACAGGCTATGCTAAAATGGTTACTCAATCCCTCTATATGCTATACACGTACAGCGGGGCCTATAGCAGTACAATGACTCCCACCAGCACTCCCAGTGCAAAGGCCGTAATAGCCACGACTGTCAAGGCTATCACATAGTATAATTCATTGTCTAGTACAGTTTCGAACAAGTGTCTCATACTGTATTTACGCCGGCCCAGCGAGCGAGCGAGCGTTCACCCGATTCTACACATGTGTACAGCGGGGTCTTTACATCGTGTTGCTATCGTATAAGCTCGCAATGCGTTCTTTAACACGGGCCCATACGACATTATCCATATGATTCTTTTCAACCGCTATGCTGGCTAAAAAACCCAAGCACCATGCTTGATGTTCTTCCTTAGTGTATGTAGGATGCAGAGTCATCGTGTGTTTATATAGGTAATCGATTATGTCTTGTGCTGTCATAGTTGAGTATTTACTATGTGCTCACTAAAAACTTTAATGGCGTTAGCTCAAAACTCAATCAATTGTGATCATAGAATTGGCTCACTGCCTGTATGCCACGAGTCACACGTATTTGATGTCTAGGACGACTTACATTATCCAATGTGACCCATGCGAATACACCATACACTAGTATAGCTAAGACTAGCCAAACCAGGATCTTTCCAGGGATCGGATACAAGTTCCGATACCATCTAATCCATTCTCGAGCTAGTTCACGCATAGTCAAAACCCTGTTCTATTATAAGTAGTGCCGGGATCACGGAGATATTCACAGTAGTATGTCAGTTCAATACTAGCCCGCCAAATGTTGCAGTCAGCATTGGTAACCAAACTAGCACTATGATCCGTCAGGCTTTTACCCGTAGTACCCATGCTTACAACACTCGCGCCAGTATACACTGCACAGCCACTTAGAGCGTGAGCTAGGAATACCCAAGCGAGGACGGTTTTGCCGGACATCATTCGAGTATATTAACACAGTCAGTGCCCCAGAGTCAATGGGAAAGGCGCTCATTTCCCATTGATGAATGGCTAGCCTACGAGATTTCGAGTAGGCTCTAGACCTTAGAAAAAAATCGCTACCGAATTTTTGCGCTCCGCTCCGCGGGCAAAGTAACAACGGCATGCCCAAAATAACGCTTGACCTTTACACTCGGCACATATATAATAGCAGTATGAAACCCACACCACACAATGTCAATCAACTCTATGCCAAGGCTGTAGCACATCACAGCAATGGCAGAACACCCTACGCTGTCAAGATTTACAAGGAAATACTCACCAAGTTTCCCAATCACACGGGCTGTCGTCACAATCTAGCTAGACTCCTCATGGCACAGGGTCTATTGTCAGACAGTATCGAGCATTTGGATTGGTTAATTGCCAATAATCAGCAGGATCAAGATGCTGTCATATATCGTGCTGATGTGGCACGACTACAACATGACTATCTTCGTGCCTTGGCTTTATTGGACACCAGTGATTCTATTCGGGCTAGTGCTCTAGCACTTAACATACGAGCCCTAATACTGCGTGATCAAGAACAGTTTCAAGAAGCCATGGACACTTGGGGCCGTGCCACTGATGTTGATGCGAATCTACGCACACGACATCAAGTCAATGCCGCACACCTGCTCCTACTCAATAGAGACTATGCCAATGGATTTCGCATGCACGAAGCTAGAGCTGGTGCTGGCTATGGCATAAGTGATAGTAGATTGCGTGAGAAACAGGCCATGACACCTCGAGACACAGTTACAGGCAGTCGTGTACTGCTACATTGGGAACAGGGTTTGGGTGATACCATACAGTTCATGCGCTATGCCACAGAGTTCAAACAACAGGGTGCTGACAGCGTTACGCTAGTTGTACAGCCTGAACTAGTTGAACTAGCACGTCAAGTGCCCGGAGTGGATCATGTCGTAACTGATGCAGATGAGTGGCCCGTGTGGACTCATTGGTTAGGGCTCATGAGTGCGCCCTGGGTTCTGGGTACCCTTTATCAAACTGTGCCCTGGGAGGGTGCCTATGTGGATAGCAACCATCAAGAGGGTGGCCCTCGTAGGGTGGGTGTGTGTTGGAGTGGAGGCCTGAGACTACAAACTGAAGAGCTGTGGTTGAGACCCCCACCTGATAGGGACGTACCCCAGGACTTGTTCTTGGCATGGGTCGATCAGCAGGCTCAGCGTTATCCTCATGTTGAATGGGTAAGCCTACAGGCGGGACGACCCATACCCAAGGACTCCCGCCTGACCCAGCCCTCATTGGTCTCATGGGCCGATACCCAAGCCGTGATTGACACTTTGGATCTTGTCATCACAGTGGACACCAGCGTGGCACATCTAGCAGGAGCCATGGCCCGACCCACTTGGTTGCTTAACAGACGCATGGGTGATTGGCGTTGGGCCAGCTATACCGACGCTACACCCTGGTACCCTACAGTAGAAATATTCAGGCAAACAGCATGGCGTGATTGGCAACCTATACTAGAACAAGTGTCACAGAGATTGGCAGAGAGATATGGCCACTAGAAGTCTACATCAAAAACTACAAAACAACAAGCTGTTCCATAGGCAGTTGGAGCAGGCCTGTCACCTACAAAATCAGGGTGAAATAGGACAGGCTGAACAACAGTTGCTGGACATACAACGGCGCTGGCCCCGGGAACCACAGAGCCTACAGCTATTGGGACTCATACGTCACAGTCAGGAACGATTCCACGAAGCCTATGACATGATTACCTCAGCCATTAATCAGTTGCCCAATGTGGCACAATGGTACTGTAATCGTAGTGTGGTCTTAGCTGACATGGAACGACATGAAGAAGCTAGAGAGGATCTTGAAAGTGCTCTAAGATTGGATGACACCCTACCTGATGCCATCAACAACATGGGCATGACCATGATAGCACTCAAACGTCACAAAGAGGCCCTGGACTTTGCTCTACGTTATGCTGAACTGCGCCCTGAACGAGCACAGACTTGGTTCAATTTGGGCATAGCATGGCAGGAAAACGGAGACCATGCACAGGCTGTTGAATGCTATCACAAGTGTCTTGACATAGACAGCAGACACGCTGGCTGTATGGTCAATCTCAGCAATGCCTATAGAGAATGCAATGACTATGCCCAAAGTCAATTGTGGCTGACTCGTGCAGAAGAAGCTGATCCCAATAGCCCTGACGTGTTCAACAGTCGCGGAGCCATACTCAAAGACACAGGCAGACCCAATGCCAGCATACCCTGCTATGAACGTGCCATACAGTTGGCCCGTAGCACATTGAAGAAACAGCAGTATGCCTACAACCTCAGTGTCAGCATGCTGTTGACTGGACAGTATCCACATGCATGGCACCTGTACAATCACAGATTTGCCGTGGTTAAAATGCCCAAGGTCTTTGCCGAAAGTCGTGTGTGGTCGGGCGAGGACATTGCGGGCAAGATACTGCTAGTCAGTAGAGAACAGGGTATTGGAGACAGCATACAGTTTTGCCGTTATCTAACTCTAGTCAAACAGCGTTGGCCCACCTGCACTATTATATTCAATCCTGACAAGGGCTTTGAGGAACTGGCCGCCAATATCGAGGGTGTGGATCAGGTGGTGTCTACAGCGTCGGATATCACTGTCTCTTGGGACTTTTGGGTTCCTTTACTCAGCTTGCCTGACATCATGGGCACCACCATGCAGACCATACCCAATCAAATACCCTATCTGAATCCTCGAGAGGAACTGGTAGCTGAATGGGGTCAACGAGTCAACAAGGATAAAATTCGAGTGGGTCTAGTTTGGAACGGTGGACACAGAGAGGACCAACCCTATATTTGGAGTTTGAATGATCGTAGAAACTGTGACTGGAGCCTGTTTGAGCAGATGATATTGTCGGTGACTGAGCAACGTGACGACATTGAATTTTACTCAATCCAAAAGGGTGATCCAGCAGAAAGCGATTTGAAAACTAGACTAGCTCAAGTGACTGTGCCCATAGTCAATTTGATGGATGACGTCAAGACTTGGAGTGACACAGCGGCCCTAGTGAGCAACATGGATTTGGTAATAGCTGTGGATACCAGTACAGTACATCTTGCGGGCGCACTGGGTCGTCCAGTTTGGATGCTGAACCGTTTGGACACCTGTTGGCGTTGGTTTTTGAGAAGGACTGACAGCCCTTGGTACCCAACCATGCGTATATTTAGGCAAGCCAAGCCACACGATTGGCAACCAGTAATGGCAGAAATAACCCAAGAACTGATTGACTTTAGGCCTTGATCCTGCTACAATACTAGAACGTTAACTAGTATCAGGAGCAGATGATGGCGCAGGCCTATAAAGAAACAACAGTTTGGGAAGATGGCAACACAGCCATCAATCATACCTATTTGCTAGAGGGTGACCTTATGCTGGGCTATATGCGTACTGGCACCAGCGTACCCTTTTTCTTCAAAAAACCCATACGTATCGACAAGCGTGGACGTAAGTTTGAGAAGCTGGAAGACAATCCATTTGATGATATCTTTTCAGTTGTTGTTCCGCAAGAAACCAGCAACAACCTAAAAGAAATTGACGGTTCTAAAGGCGCCAAGTATATTTTGGACGTGGATGCTAAGACTTGTACTTGCCCAGGATATACCTATCGCGGCACTTGTAAACACGTTAAAGAATTGGAGACAGCATGAGCGAATGGTTATATAGAGGCATGATGGCTCTACTGGCCTTTGTGTTTATTGGACAAGTTTATGTTATCATTACAACGCCCGAACCTGTTGTTGCTTGTGTCAACAACATAATTATGGAACAGCATCAAGATATGTGGATACAAAAGGGCACATGGCCCCGCCACTGTGTTGAAGTAGACAAGGATTAAAATGCAAGTAGAAATTAAAGATGTATTAGAAACTATTGTAAACATGAACATCAATCGTTGTTCATACACCACTTGGGACAAAAACATCCAGGAGTGTGCTAGACATGAAATAGTCAAAGGCCTGGCACAGTACTATGGTATTGATTTTACTATTCCGTTTGAAGGAGAACGTTTGTTCCCCGTAGCAGGCGGCCCTAAATGAAACGCAAGGTGTTCACTAGAGAATTTTGGTTAGGATTTATTCTGGCCTGCCTAATCTTTGCTGTCATAATTGACTACATAGATTTTGATGTGCCTAGTGAACAACCTTGTATTAAAACCATATCAGTATGAAAGCATTTACAGTAACTCGATTGGATAGACGGCATAAAGGGTACAAGCAATTTACCCATTATATCCAACCGATTTGGTCTAGTCAACTCAAAGATAAGATCAAGTTCTTTGAATGGCGCACATGGTGCTGGAACACTTGGGGCCCAGGTATGGAACGTGAGATTGCCATTGAGTTAGGCAGTGATCATTATGCCATGGGACGATGGGCTTGGCATACACAAGATGGTGCCAAAAGATTGTACTTTCAATCAGAAAAAGAATTGAATTGGTTTGTTTTAACTTGGAGTGCTGAATGAGCAATCTAACAGATTATTTTGAACGTACCGTTGCTAAACCCAAGTACCAATTTGGTGATAGGGTAGGCGGTGTTTATCAAGGCGTGCCATTTGTAGGTACAGTAGGCACAGATAACATTCGCAGTCTACAAGAAGGACCAATGGTTTGTGTACATTTAGACTTGCCCTTGAAAACCAAAGACTCTGTACACATGTCATTTGTTCGTGTACAGTATAAAGATATAAAGGAACTACGCAAATGATCAAAGGACTAATGGGCTCAGACGGAGTCTTTGTAGAAAGCGGCAACAACGCATTGCCATATCACAGCCCTCAGCAGGGCGATAGCTTTAGTGGTGTGCTGAGATTAAACGGTAGTGATATACAATACTATAACAATGGTAATTGGACTAACTTGCCCACTAGCTATGCTACCGTACGTATGGACTCCAGTATTGTTAGTTGGGTACGTGACAAGCAGGCCAAAGAACAAGAACAAAAGCGAGAGCTGGCTTATTTGAAACGCCGTGCTGAAGAACATCCTAGCCTAAAGAAAGCCTATGAAGCTATCATACGTGCAGAAGAAAGGCTTAATGCAGACATCGACAAGGCTGTGGCCGATTTCAAAATGCTGGATAAACTAGTAGGCGAAGAAGATGATAACGCAGGCATGGAAGTGCAAGCACCCATGACAAGCCCATAATGGATGATTCAAAAGTGTTCTTTGGAACTATATTGGCCATGTTCGCTCTGCTGACAGGCAATCCTGTTATAGCTTTTTTAATTTTCTTGTTTTCAATTATGCTATGAAAATCTTAAACATTCGAATTGAACTACAAAATCCATTTGATCAGTGGGACTATTTTAACAACTTGGGTTGTATCAGTGGCCTTATAGGCCGATATACAGCTTGGGAATTAGAACACAGCTATTACAGTCCTATGTTGTTTGATTGCGAGCTACGTCTTAGTACTAGAGAAGATCATGCAGGCTTTGAATTTGGCATTGGTATTCTAGGTTATGGAATACATTTCTTAATCTATGACACACGTCATTGGAACTACGAGGCTAAATGCTGGGAAGAACGAGACTTCAGTGAGTACACTCAAATTAACACCTAAACAATGGCGTTCCATTCGAGATGAACTGCATAAAGAATATCCAAAGAGTGTGTTCATGCTCAAAAAGAAAATGCGGGAAGTGTTGGGATTTACCGTACGTGAACACGGAGAATGGATCAAAGTTGATCCCCAACCTCCAGGCCCTGATTGGTTAGACACTAGTCAGGACGGTTGGTATCGAGATAAAAAGCATGAGTTCTCAATCAGACTTGATTTCTATAATGAAAGAAAGTATACTATGTTTTTATTAAAGTATTCGGAATATCTAAATGGATGAACTAGAACAACTCAAACAGGAAAACGCTAGGCTCGTAGAAGAGCTCAAGCGCCTCTACGGAGTTGATCGTCCATTCATATGTGGTACTGCCGGACAAGAAGGTGCAGATGGTATGAAGGAATATGTGCTTGTCTGTCCTGCCTATGGTGCAGATGGATTTGCACTATATAAAAAACATAAAGACTATTCAGCACCTGGATATTAAATGGAGAATAAAATGGAAACAAAGATGACACTAGAACAGTTAACTGAATACTTCAAACATCAGTTGACAGCAACAGAAACATATACTCCTCCCGAGACAATGGAGTATCAAACTATCGACTCTTCAAACGGAGTTAAGGTAGCAGGATTTGTTAAAAAAGAAAACTTGGCTGGACTATTGGACATGCTCAATACAGCAGGATTTCAACATGAAGGCTATAGAGATCGCGCACCTTACTTTGTAAAACCAGATCCTAATCCCGTATGAAACATGTAGAAGTTGGCATGTTCAGATTGCCTGGACTGGCTTTTGATAAAGGACAGCTCTCTCCTGAACTCCTAACTGAAATGCAGGCCTGGGCTGAAGCAGAAGGTGTGGGCATGAGCATGAATGAATTTTTATGGAGCTTCAAAAAAGAAGCACACAGAGAATGGTTTATTCTTAGATGGAGTGAGCACATTCCTAACACTGATAAAGAAACAGAATGATTATATACTTGGACATGGATGATGTTGTAGCCGATTGGCGCACAGCCGCCGAAGATTTCCTACAACTAAAATTCCCCAACGGTGATCAGTGGGCCCGTATTCCAGATGAGAAATGGCAAGAACTAAAACGCAATAGTCGTTTCTATAGAGACTTGCCTCTCAAAGAAGGTGCCGATGAACTAGTTGAATATTGTCGTGATCTAGTATTAAAAGGACATGCCAGCGAAGTAAGATTCCTGTCAGCATTGCCACATAACAATGATATGGGTTGGGCAGTATGGGATAAAGTGCAATGGGCACAACACTATTATCCAGGCATTCCCGTATTCATAGGACCTTACAGTCACGACAAGTGGATGCACTGTCAGCCTGGTGATATCTTAATCGATGATCGTACAAGCAACTGTATGGAATGGGAAAAGGCTGGAGGACTGGCACATATCTATAGAACTTGGAAAGGATGTCGACCATGGCTGGAACAGATTATCGATACAAAGGCCGCGGAGTAGTGCAGATTACCGGACGTCAACATGGTAAAAGTATTTGGAATGCGGACTTTATCAATTATTGGCTAAAAGTTATGTCACCCGCACCTAAAATTAAATGGCAACGCTTGCCAGGACTTAAACTACAAGCCTATGTTGATGAAATACAGCCCAGAGGATTTGAGCGTGGACTACGAGAAGATGACATGGATCCCGTACAGGCATGGAGCACAGAATGTAACTGCGGAGTACGCACCAGTTTTAATGTTTGGCAGTTCTCCAGCGAAAAACAAATTACTATGTTTTTATTAAAATGGACATCTTAAACTATAGTCCAGAAGCACTAGCCAACATGGGTAAATGGGTTGAAAGTCAAAACTATATTTTGGAACAAGAGATATTAGAAGCCAAAGCCAAACAAATGTCAGATGAAATTGACAGAGAAATCCTTTGGGGTATGCTTGAAGGTATGGGCTGGCATCGTGTTATGCTACCTACCTTAGGCGATGCTTATATGGCTGTTGATATTATTACGTGGTTAGAGGACAACTGTAAAAGCCCATATGAGCGCAGTGGCAGGGACTTTATCTTTGAAAATGCTAAGGATGCTAATTGGTTTAAGTTGCGTTGGGGAACAATATGAGAGATCCTAATCAGAACTTTTACAATCAAATGGAAATGCATGTTATACCCAGCAATCGCCCATTGCGTAGACTCAAACAACAATCATTGCCGCAAGTAAACGCCTGGGATGTCACTATGTCCGACGAACTGTTGTATCAACAAGCATACGCAGAAGAAGTGCCTTGCGTAGAAATACTCATGCCCAAAGATAGACTACAAACTATTATTGACTATATCAAATATGCAGAATCTGAAATAGAAAAGCATACAACTGATCGCCAGCTGATGGCTAGATATGAACGAGATCGTATTGTTAGGCTACAGAATCCTGCTGTAGAAAAAGCCTATCAGCATTACTGTACCTTATTGGAACTGTGCCGAACATGATACCACTACATGCCAACTTATTATTAGAACACGAATATACTGTGGTAGAAGTCAACGATCGTACACTGGTACACGATTGTTTAGTAGAGTCATTTGGTCGTCCAGGCACCCGTTGGTTTTATAACGGTAATAAGATATACTTCAGAGATGAACGAGATTGGATTTGGTTTGAATTGAGAACATGATGGCAATACCACACGAACGAGAAGAAATGCAATTGGCCATGCAACTTAAACAGGAAGGTTGGATACATGACATGACTGATCTATCAGTTCGAGAATGCCAAGAGCGTGCCAATTGGTGTAGAGATACCTTTGGTCCTAGATATTCACAACTGTATCCTGATGCATGGGCTGGCAAATGGTTTGGTGCTGAGCTGCCATTCCAAGCAGGCGGAGTTACACCCAAACGACAATTTGTTTTCATGTTCCGCGATGATAAACTATATACTATATATAAAATGATGTGGCCCTAATGAAACGACTATTATTACTATTACTATTTTGTGGTACTGTGCATGCTGAAGGTAGCTATGCGTTATATGACTATGAGCGTGGCGAGTATCAAGTGGCCTACAACATAGAACAGATTCGTCCTGTGGCCAGTATAACCAAACTGTTTACTGCTATCACAGTACTTCGAAGTGGTGCTGAAATGACGGAAAAGGTCAAGGTGCAAGGACGCAGTGGAGGACACTTTCCTGTAGGTATGATGGTAAGTCGTAATGATCTTATGCATGCCATGCTGGTCTCTAGTGATAATAGGGCGGCGGAAACACTGGCGATGACCCACCCAGGAGGTTTTGTTCAGTTTGTTATGGACAGGGATCAATATATACTTGGACATGGCCTTATCCATACACATTTAGATGATGCCACAGGACTAAGTGAAAGCAATAAAAGCACAGCAGACGATTTGATTCGATTCCTTTCTATGATTGCCAATAATCCCACTATTCGTAGTATGGCCGATGACCGTACAGCAGAGATTGTTGTTCCAAAAGGCAAAAAAGTACTACACATTCTTTTGCACAATACCAATCCTAGCATTTTTAAGTTTGATAACATTTTAATTAGTAAGACAGGCTTTACCAATCCTGCTGGCCGTTGCGTACTCATGTTGGTAGAAAAGGATCATAGGCTCTATGGTGTTATAGTATTAGGACAAAAAAATGTTCAAGCTCGTACACAATTGGCCAACAGTCTAATCAACGCCCAACCGTTGCCTGCAAAGACTCCTGAGTTTAAGCAGGCAGACCCAATTACATTTGATTGGACACAGTTCTAATTGAACGATACCATATTACCTTTACCAAACGGAGACTTTACCACAGTCGAGCATGTCAAGCGGCATGGTCCACTGACTGTAGTAGTTCATAACTTTAGAATGGGCGATGTAGAAGATCCAGACTTGTATGCCGCTGAGCCACTTTGGCAATGGCAACAAACTGAAATGGGCAAATGGGTAATGGCTAACGCTGTCCAAACTCCTAGTTGGCATCGTAGTGCTGACCCACACAATTATGGATATGCTTACTCAATTCGAGCAGAACTCTCTCCCAAAAACTATACCTATTGGTGGATCAAATGGGGACACGAGCTTGACGTAAAGAACAAGTGATAGTATAATAATTACATCCTAAACAAGAAAGATGTATTATGGCAGGTTGGAACACAATTGAACGAGTTCGCCGTCTTGAACAAGAAATTGACAAGCTAGGCTTTAAGTTTGCCAAGAGCAAACATTCGGAATGGAATAATGATCATGGTTCACTATGCTTGAAACCAAAAGATCCAGATGCTCTTCCAATCTACAATCGGGATGCTGAACTGTATGTAGGTAGTGTCGAAGGACTAGAAACTTGGCTTCACGGTGTGCGTTGGGCACGTGAATACGACATGATACTTAAACTTAGTGATGACAAGAAACGTGCGGCCGCTGAACAAAAGGAACGCAATCGTCAATTGATGCGTACCCTCAAAGAAGGCAAACGTGTAGAAGGAATTGAAAAATAATGGATGAACCTATCATACCCCGCAAGTATTTGTATACTATTAAATGGACACAGCCTTATGCTACTGAGTATCAGCGGCCATATTTGAGAAACATGCAGGAGGCTGTAGAACGTGCCATTGAAGCACAGTTAGAACGCAAGGAATGGCCACAGGCAACAGAAGTTATCAATAGGATAATGAGTCTATGACAATAATCGCAGAAGGTTTAGTCATTATAGCAATAGCCTTTGTTGTGTTGTCTGTTGTGATTAAATTTTTTGATATATTTGGAGGAAAGTAAAATGCAAGTAAGAGTTAAAGAAGATTCAGAACAGTTTGGCAAGTGCGGTTGTGGTCGTAGCCCAACAGGCAAGTGTATTGGTTGGCATGGCCTAACCGAAGAAGGCTATGCACATGCCAAAATGCTTTGGATGGAAGAAGAATTGAGGAAAGATCAAGAGCTGGAAGAATACAAACGTCAAGCTCAAGAACTTTGGAGTGATAGCTGTACAACTCCAAGGAAACCTAATGTCTGATGCAAAAAAGCCTAAAGAAATAATATTTGCTCCTGGATGTTTTGACAATTTTGAAGGCACTCAGGAAGAACTAGACGAGTTGGTGGCCGAAATTAAAACTATGTTTGAAAACGGTGCTTCTCCTGGAACAGAAATTGATATTGACGAATTGATGGAAACAGACCCTGATATAGCTGAAAAGATATTTCAGGTTTTGCAAGATGATGAAGAAGTACCTAGGAATTTACAATGAATTGGTTAAAAAGAAAAATACGCCGCTGGTTAGACAGTGAACAAGATATTACCATTGACGAAGGCAGATACGCTACTGTTTCACCAAAGAACAGTATTGGTGGTCGTGATGTCAACAGTGATCCCACACTGATGTTTAAGATTTATAATGCACGTGGCGGTAAGATTGTAGAGTTTAGTCGTTATGATCGTCAAAAGGACCGTAATGAGCACGACCTCTATATCATACGCAATGACGAGGATTTTGGCGAAAGAATAGCCAAAATCGCTATGTTCGAAGGTATGAAAGATTAATTTTTGTAAATAACTTTACCAGCAGGAGAACTCCATGGAAACATTTTTCACATACATGCCCTATTTTTGCGTAGCATACGGAGCATTTTACGTAGGTAAACATTGGGCATTGTTTCAGTTTAGTCAAAATCTTAGTAAAGATCCAGACCGTATGATTGAAATACTGAAACAGATCAAAGACATCAATCACGAAGTCGAAAACAACGACATGCCAGAAGATGCACATCTAATGGATGTTGAACGAGTAGGAGATCATCTCTATGCTTACGACAAACACACTGGACAATTTTTAGCCCAAGCACCAAATCTTAATAACTTACTTGAAGCTGTTCATACACGTTTTCCAGGCAAGAAGTTTTTTGGCACAATTAGTGCAGACGATCCTGCCAAAGAGCTTGCAAAGTAATTGTAACTTTGTTACAATAGATATAGCTGTTGAATTACAGCATAATCTAAAAGGAAACTAAAATGAAATTTTTCAATCCAGAAACTAAGACCTACAAGCTGTTCAACGCACTTTACAACGGTGAAGCTGTTACAGCCGCTCAAGCTGAAAAGCGTTTTGGCATCAAGAACATCAGTGCTGAAGTAAGCCGCATCCGCCAAAATGGCTATGCAGTTTATGCTAACACTCGTGTTGCTGGTAACAATGTTAAGGTAACTGAGTATGTTATCGGTACACCAAGCCGCAAGATTGTTGCCGCTGGTTACAAAGCATTGGCAATGGGTTTGGTCTAATACTAGACTAGGTTAAGTTCAAAGGCTACTTCGGTAGCCTTTTTTATTGATCTAATTTAAGATTTTTGCTAAAATACTATATGATCGATAATATATTAAAACCTACATTTGATTGGATACGAGATGACTATAGTTCTAATAGATTTCGTTTTTGCATTGAGCTGTTGGCTTGGGCTATTAGTATTGGCTGTAGCATTACAATGGCAGTCACTGTACCCAACCCTCCGCTTCCTATCCTGTATCCCATTTGGATTACTGGTTGCAGTTTGTACGCTTGGGCTAGTTGGACCAGACGAAGTTTCGGAATGTTGGCTAACTATCTATTGCTTGTGTCTATCGATAGTGTTGGCCTTGTAAGGATGATAGTGAATGGCTAATCATTCAGATGAAGATATTGAATCTTTTATAGCAGATCTTGATGCAGTAATAATTAAATATCAAGATCAATTTCAAGCGCACAACATTGCAGGTATGTTATTGAGTCGTATTACACTGCTTATGAGCACAGACCCTACTACAGGCAAAGAGCTATTAAAGTTTGTGTGGAATAAATTAGATGAATTAGAACAAAGCAATCCGGGACAATACCTATGACAACATTTACATCAGAAGACAGAATGTTTGCAACACCAAAAGAAGGCGACATCTTTACAGAAGTCAACGGTGCAAAATTCCGTGTCAAAAAAATCTTTGAAGTAGAAAACGATCATTGGATCGAATATTACGATAATCTTGAAAAACCTTACTATTGCAGACTAGAAGCTTTTTTACAAAGATATAGCATAACCCAACCCGATACAAAATAAGTTTACAACTTATGAAAATACTAGTAACCGGCCACGAAGGCTTTATTGGTCGAAATATGCTAGCATGGCTTGCCCACGAAGAGGGTTGGTATGTGGACGGATACGATTATGACCCTGCTCATTTTCCAGATGTGAGTAGTTATGATTGGGTAGTGCATTTGGGCGCTATAGCCGACATGACTAACCATGATGTTGATCGTATACTGAAACAAAACTTAGAGTTCAGCCAACGACTATTCACAGAATGTAACGAGCATGGCGTAAACCTACAGTATGCCAGTTCAAGTAGCGTGTACGGTAACACCAAAGACTTTAGCGAGTTTGCACCTTGCCATCCACAAACTCCCTACGCATGGAGCAAGTATTTGTTTGATCGTTGGGTTTTTCAACAGCCCATACATATAAAACTACAAGGGTTTCGTTATTTTAACGTCTATGGCAAGTATATGCACCTGCGTGGAAATCGTGCCAATGTAATAGAAAAATGGCGCACACAGGCTCGCAACGAAGGTAAGATTACTGTTTGGGAAGGTGCTGAAAACATCAAACGTGATTGGACTTGGGTTGGTGATGTTTGCCGTCTACACATAGACTTTATTAAAACAGTCAATGGATCAGGTGTTTGGAATGTAGGATCCGGGTTGGCACACAGTTTCCTGGATATAGCAGAAGAAATAGCTGAAATTGAAGGTGCAACACTAGAGTTGACGCCTATTCCTCTAGAAGAACAACAGCGTATGCGTACTAAAACCTGTGCTGATCTAACACATCTTAAAGAAACTATAGGCAAACGTAAATGGTTAAATGTATTTGAGTATCTGAATCAATAAATACATTACTATGCGTTTACATGAAATAACAGAACAATTTTGCCCAGACTGCGGCGGTAGCCTAAACGAACACGGTAAAGCCAGTCGTGCATTGTGTACTAGTGGTCGTCCAGATAGTGATCTAGGAGCCAGCAATTTAGCCAGCTGTAAGAGCCAAGGACTGCGAGCACGTGATGGTAATAAAAGCCATTTGATAACCTCTGGCAATCGTAAGGTACGAATTGTTGTAGGCGGCAAGCGAATTAAAGGCCGCAAATATGGCGGTCCATTACCTGACTATGGTACAAGGAAAGGTCAGTAATGAGAATCTTAGAAATTATAAAAGAAGCGTCTGATTCAGTTGTCTATGCTGTAGGAGATAGTCATGCTGAAGGCCTATCCTATGCCGCTGGTATAAAAAACTATGCACATGGTGGACAGCCTAGTACTGCTACCAGTAACTTTTCAGGTAACTACAACGGGCATCCTACAGGAATTGAAAATGTTCCAAAAGGCGCTAGCATTGTGATAGCACAAGGATGCAATGATGCGGCCAATAGCCTAAAAGCAAATCTAATGAGTAAAGGTAAAACACCTTTGGTATCACCAAGTGTTATTGCAGACAACGTTGCCAAGGTAGTTTCAGCCGCAAAGGGAGCAGGACACAAGGTTGTATTTGTACTATTTCCAAACGGTGATCCAAGTGTAAAGCCTTACTATGGTGGCAACTACACTGAAAAGGTCCGTCAAGCCATTCGGTCAGCAGTGGGCGTTCCTGTTATTGACATGGACGGCAGTCCGTTGGCCGACGGAGTACATGCTGTACCAAATGCTTATAAATCAACAGGTGCCAAAGTATTAGCCATGATAGGTAAAGGTGGCTCAGCTCCTGACAGTAAAGACGATAAGAAATCTGATCAAAGTTTAAGTCCACGTGGAACAACATCTAGTTCATCTTCTGATACTGGTGACTTTGTACTGTCGATCCCTAATGGAAGAGTAGGAACTGAAGTAGCTGATATTCAAAAGGTATTAGTTGCACTAGGTTTTGATATTGGTCCTAATGGAGTGGATGGTATACGTGGTCCATACACTTCAGGTGCAGTCAAAGAACTACAGTCTAAACTTGGAGTTACAGTTGACGGAGACCCAGGACCAGAGACTGTTGGCGCATTGAATAAATTGTTGGCAGGCAAACCTGAAATCACAAGTAAGTTAACACATGCTAAGGATTCGGATGTAAAGGCCAGTGCTGTACAAAATACTCCAATGGCCGCATTGTCACAAGACTCAGTTACTAAAGGTAAAGTTGGTAAGATATTGGATCTGATTGCTAAACCAGAAAGTGGCGGATCATATGATGTAATGCAAGGCGGAAGACATGTTCCACAAATATTGAACATGACACTAGCAGATTTATATGCTTACCAAAAACGTGGTGGAGCAGGAGGAGAAACTGCCGCCGCTGGTAGATATCAGTACATGCCTGGTACATTGCGGGACTATGCAAAACGTATGGGCGTAGATTGGAACAGTCAAAAGTTTGATCCCAAGTTCCAAGACGAACTGTGTATCTATACAATGCGTTATCAATGCAAGTTAGACGATTGGCTACACGGCAAAGTATCCGATGGTGAGTTCTTAAATTTACTTTCTAGAGTGTGGGCAGGGCTACCCAACACTACTGGTTTGAGTACATACCAGGGTGTGGGATCTAACAAGGCCGGTGTAAAATCTCAAGTTGCACTGAATACCTTATCTGACATTAAGTCAGCATAACGTATTATAAATACCTACATGGAACTAGTAGGAAATATATTAATCGCACCTCCAGCAGTTAAACAAGGCTTCTGGAATAAAACTGTTATTCTAATTACAGAGCACACTCCACAGGGAACCTTAGGAATTGTACTAAACAAGGCCAGCACTATGAGTGTGATAGACTTTGGTTATCAATTAAACATCATAGTCAATGCTCCCGGCAACATGTATGTTGGTGGTCCTGTAAACAATCACAGTTTGACAATGATACATTCAAGCGAGTGGAGTTGTAAAAATACTTTACGAGTTACCAACTCTCTCAGCATCAGCAGTGCCGATGATATTATGCCAAGACTGGCCGCTGGAGATTCTCCGCTTCGTTGGAGATTGTTTATGGGCATGGCAGCATGGGCTCCGGGACAATTGATGGATGAATTCAAAGGTCGTGCACCATTTCATCCAGCATACAGCTGGTGCATTTCAAAAAGCAATTTAGATTTAACATTTGATTACGACGGCAACGATCAATGGGCAAAACATCTAGATCTAAGCGGTTTAGAGTTTGCTCAAAGCATTTTGACTTAAATACAAAGTGAAGTTATAATTATAACTTCTAAAGTTGGGTCTGTAACACAACTAAAAGGTAATCAAAATGGCAGATACTCTGCTACTCAATGCTGACGGCTTGCCAGTTTCATACATGCCGTTGAGTACCCTAATTTGGGAAGACGCTATCAAATACATGGTTCTTGATAAGGCCGATGTACTAGCCTGGCACGACAATTGGATTGTACACTCAGCCACTTGGGAAACTCCAGTACCCAGCGTTATGATGTTGCGTGAATACATGAAACCAAAAGTTAGTATTCGTTTCAGTCGTAGCAATGTCTATCTACGAGACAACTGCGAATGCCAATACTGTGGTGAACATATTGAGCGCAAAGATGCTACTTTGGATCACGTGTTACCTGTTAGCAAAGGCGGACTGAGTACTTGGGAAAACTGTACCACAGCATGTGGTCCATGCAATGCCAGTAAAAGTGATGCTACAAAAGGATGGAAACCTAAAATCAAACCTTATAAACCAGAGTTCTATGAACTTGTAAATAAGCGCAAGAAGCTAGGCTTTGACAACATAAGGTATAAAGAATGGAATCAGTTTCTACGTTGAAAAAAGCATTTTGGAACTTATTAGGCTTTGCCAGTCTTGGCATGGCCTATATAGGTGTGATCACTCCAGGTATACCGTTTAGTATATTTGTAGTGTTTGCGGCCTATTGCTTTGCCAAGGTTAATCCTAAAATGCATGCGTGGCTATACAATCACAAATTGTTTGGCCCGTTCCTGACCAACTGGAATGAGAAACGTGTTTTTCCTTTCAACGGCAAGATATTCATGGTTGTCATGATGGACAGTAGTCTTGTAATTATGTGGTTTACCACCCATAATCTAAAGGCTATTGCATGGACAGCCGCATGTATGTTCTTAGTAGCTGTATGGGCTTGGAGATTTCCAAGTACACCGGAGGAATATCAAAGACGTAAAGAAGCTGGCGAAAAGATAGGCTGGTTCAAATAAAAGAGTAAATAATAGTACTTTATAAAGGAGTACTACTCATGAAGAAATATCTTTTAGGCTTGGTTCTAGCCTTAGTTAGTGTTAGCAGTTTCGCATGGACACAACGACAACCATTTCCTCCAGCACAATGTCAAGCACATGCGCCATACGGATTTCCAGAAGCACAAGGCGTACAGCCACTTTGCCAACAAGCATATCTAGTTGGATACGATGCGGCCGCTAAGTTGCCTAAGTATGTAACCTACGAACTATTGCCACAAAACGCACTAGGATGTGTAGCACGTACTAACGCATTTGCTCCAAACCAATTCGTACCAAACGGTGCAGTTCCAGCTGACTATGCTGGCACAGGCTACGACAAAGGACACATGGCTCCAGACGGGGATTTGTCCTGGGACCCACAAGTGGAATACGAATCATTCTTGATGACAAACATGAGTCCACAGGCTGGGTCATTAAATCGTGGAATTTGGAAATTACTGGAAACTTCTGTCCGCGGTTGGGCAGTCCAACGCAATCAGAGCTACACAGTATATGTGGGCGGGGTATATGGCGCTGGTGACAAGACAATCGGTAAAGGCGTAGTTGTACCACATGGCTTCTACAAGATTGTTATCAATAACCAAACTAAAGAAATCGCAGGTTGGGCATTCCCACACGTTGCACCATATCCAAACTTGGGTAACGACTTGACCAAGTTCCGTTTGCCAATTGCACAGATCGAACAAGCTGGTGGTGTTAAGTTTGCTTTCCCACAAGGTGCAGTTGAACTACAACCAGGTAAAGAATGGCCAGTAGACTTTGGAGCATTGACTCAAGCTAAGAGAAACAAGTGTGGAGCTAATGCATCAACAGACTAATCCTAATGACAATCCAGATAAATATCCAGTATACCCAGAGGATGATGGATATGACCGCCCGCGAAACCCTTACAGCCCTGTTTGATATTTGTTATAAAATATTAGCTAGATGGGGATGCGGGCACTTAGGATTGCCATATGAAGAAGACACTTGAAGATCAATTATTACAAAATTTTGCTTCCAATCTAACCAACCTATGGGAAGATTGGAACAAAGTCAATCATCACGATAAGACTAACGGTCTAAGTCAAAAAGCTGTTAATGCGTATCGTCATGAGCATCCAGGCAGTCATTTACAGACTGCTGTAACCACTAAACCCAGTAAACTAAAAGCAGGCTCCAAGGCCGCTAAACGCCGTAAGAGTTTCTGTGCTCGTATGAGTGGCAACAAAGGGCCAATGAAAAAGCCTAATGGTAAACCTACTCCCAAAGCTCTAGCACTACGCCGTTGGAACTGTGAAAGCATTGAAGAAATGCGCCAGCTTATCGAATATGCTGAACAAGAAATCGCTAGAGAAAAGATGCTGGCGGAAGCACATGATCCTAAATTTGCAGGATTTATGAATCAAGCATTAGGCACACGCCAAGATAAAAAACCACTTCGAGTTGATCCAAAAACTGTTATGAGTATGAATAACATGCCAGGCTACAAACATGCGTTTAAGTTCGGCATGGATATTATTAAAAAGATGGATCCAGATACTAAAGAACATTTTGCTAATGAAGACGATGATGCTTTAGAATCTTATATGATAGACATAGCTGAGAAAAAAGGTTTTATTCCTAAATATTTTGTCGAAGAAGATCTAAGCGAAGTAGTAGGAGAATTTGAAGAAATATTCCACGATCCGGAAATGGAAGGATGGAGTTGGGCCGATTTGTTAAGAGACATGATTGGTCAAGAACCTAGAGCACACGAGAAGGCCAATGTACAGGCACACAAACAAATGATGGCCAAGGCACAAGCTGAAAAGGATAATCCTCCACCGATAGACCCAAATAAATTGCAAGTTGTAGATCGTACAGATACTGGTAAATCAGAGATATGGTATCCATCCGGTGGCTTTTTTGGAACAGATTCGTGGGCAGTAGTTCAGGACGGATTCAAAGATAAAGCTCATGCTGAACATGCCCTAAAACAACTTAAAGCTAATACTAAC